TCAGCTCACGCGACGACGTATGAGGCCGATGGATATCGATCGTGCTCGTCGTAAATACGACGCAGCCTGTCGCCAGCGCCTTCGGCGGATCGCCGTGTCTACTGCCGCAACCACACCATCGTCGGTCACGCCTGCCTCTTCCATGGCAGCAAGCCCGTTTCGCAGGTGGTGGCACTGACGGTTCGTCAACGTCAAGGACCTGACCGCATGGAGATCGATGGGTCCTGGAAGGGCAGCACTCTCCGCACCTGCAGCGGCCAACCCGATCTTCGTCCTGATGCACTTGAAGCACACTCCGCAGTTGAATCGACCGTCGCGATTCTCCCAGCACACCCGTAGATGCTTCATCGCCGTCTCGTCCAGGCCTATCCGCCGGAGCTTGCCGAGCCGATTTACCTCCAACTCGTGGTGATCGAACGTGACACTGCTACTCGACCACAGCGGGTCCAGATCGGGATGGGAACCCCACGGCAGCAGATCCCAGCGACTGTTGGACGACGGAATCATGACGGTGCTCACATGCTGCGACAACGCCAGCCCCACGTGAGCCAGGGCGGCTCCGTGAAGGTCGTATCCCCAATCGAGCGGCAATCGGTCTCCGAACGCCGACCTCAACGTGGTCTTGACCTCGATCAGCGGCTTGCCGAGCTCCGCGGCCGCGTCTCGGGCACTGGCCAGTGCCCGAGAGGCCAAATCCTCGTTCCCGGCTGAGATGTCGAAACCGTGAACGAATATCAAATGGGTGATGCGATCGGATTGGGTGATTGCCGAATAGAAGCTGTCCACGCCTCCACTGAAGAAGCAACCCACCCCTCGGCCGTCGGACAGTGCATCGGAAGGTTCAGCCGATACCGATATCCCATGAAACCGTCTGGGATACCAGTCGAGAAACACTTTCTGCGCCTCGGGAGCGCCTCGAAGTGCCGTCGAATCCACCGGGCCGTCGAAAGCGATACTCCACTTCTTTCGCATTCCCGCTACCAGCATCGGAGGAAGCCACGGAGTCGCCGAATGGTCCAACTCGTAATTCGACGCGGTGGTCACCACAGCCTCTTTGCCGAGAGGCGTCACTATCCGGGCCGCAATTCGATGAGCCTCGGTGTCCTCGACATGCACGGTCATCTGGCTGGTCACCGTATGAAGTGTGACACAAGCGCCGGCGACGTAACGCCGCACCGACAACTTACGGAACCGGCTGGTCGGTAGGGTCGGATGTGTGCACACGGTCAGGATCGAGACTGCCCTGTACGACGACGTCGAACTCGTCTATCAGGACGACTCCGTGGCCGGCTACTACCTGTCGACGCCATCCAGCCGCGTCACGTTCGTTCGCACCGGACCGCAGACCGCGGACAGGACTCCCCTAGGCACCCGACGGTCCACAGATATTCGCGCGACGGTCGGCGGTGACCCGATTGCGGTGCAACTGGGGTCCGCACGAGTCGTGAAACGCTCGTATCGAGTACGTCTGGCCTACCGAGACCGCGTACTAATGCTTGCCGCGAAAGACCTCGAGTCCAGCGCACTGATCCGCGGCGACACGGACCGCGGCAACGACTCGTTCGGCGACCTCACTCGCGAGTACGACGGCGGAGTGAGCGCGTTCTGGGGCCTACCGTTCACGTTCTTGCGCACGAAGCTCGAACCGCCGACGCCGACGGCGGACGAAGCGTTGGTCGGCATGACCGCCGCAGCGGCATTCGGCACCGGAGGACTGTCCGTCACCACGATCGCAATGAGTGCACTGAGCTCTGTATTGCCTTGATTCACAACGAAAGCCGCCACTCGAGGTGAGTGGCGGCTTTCGTTTCGGGTGGAGCTGAGGGGAATCGAACCCCTGACCTTCTCGATGCGAACGAGAAAAATAGGGCTACCACCACCTGCGGAAATACGTCAAATCGCCTGTTCAGACGGCATCCTTATCCCGTCTAATTGTAGAACATGCGTTCGAGTTGCATATGATTCGTGTCCAAAAATGTACCCACGGGTACCCACGCCTCGAAGGAAACCATTGCCATGAACGATCTCAGCGCCCGTGCCCGTAGGGCTGTCCTGTTCGCTGCTGTCACGCTGACTGTGTTGGTGGCGGTTGGCTCGTTTGTTCTCAGTTTCAATGGTCTGCGTGATCTCGCGGCAACGTATGGGGTGCCGGCGTCGTTGGCGTGGGTGTTTCCTTTGACGGTCGATGGAACGATCATTGCGGCGACTTTGGCCGTCGTGGTGATTCCTTGGAGCGTCTACGGGTGGAGCGTGCTGGCCGGCGCAGCGCTCATCTCGATCACGGGCAATGGGGTGCACGCGTTGCAGTGGGGGCCGATCGGTATCGCTATCGCGACGGTGCCGCCAGTACTGTTGTTGGCGACTACGCATGTGTTGGTGAAGTTGTCTCAGGCCCCGCGGCAGGTGCCCGCACTGGCGGTCGTGCAGGACTCGCGGCCGGTGTGGTTGGCGCGCGGATATGACGCTGATGCACCCAATCTGGCGAAGTCTTGGTACGACAATCATGCTGACATGGACGTTGCCATGTAACGGCCCCTGAGGGGCACGTAGGGCGACGAACATGCATGGCGGGCACTCACTGTCGCGGAACGCTTAAACTCAGCTCTAGGGCGCTCCCCTGCGTGCGCAATCCGCAGAAGCGTCGAAGTGAACGCAAAAATGTGGGGCACCCCCGATTACCGAGGATGCCCCACATTTTTTGAGCCCAGATAGTTTGTTCGCCGAAGCACCTTTAATCACCGCGGACCTGATAGTTACTTACCCTACCTATCGACCCTCGCGGGCCAACCCCGCCCTCAGGCTGCCGCCAGCCAGGGGCAGAGGACGTAGGTGGTGAAGGTGGAGGTCTCGTCCAGCCACTCGGTGACGGTCTCGATGTCGGCCGGGGCGAACTCCTCCGGGTGGCCTCCGTCTGCGATCTCCGCGGCCATTTCCTTGTTGTAGCGGGTGACGTTCTTGAGGGTGGCCTTGATGTCGAAGTCGCGGGGGCTGAAGCCGGCTGCGGTGATGATGTCGGTGAGTGTCTCTGCGGTGATCTCTGCTTTGCTCATGTGAATATTCTAGCACGCTGGAATCGAAAGGCGCAAGTCCAAACTGGCGATTTCCGAAAGTTTTTCTACAGCGCTGGAACGGGTGGGCTACCATAGGCGCATGGACCCCGATCAGATCCTCGCCAGAATCAATGCTTTGCGTAACGAACGATCTATAGCCGAGGCTGAAATCAAGCGCATCGACCTTGCCATTCGGGAGTCAGTGGAGGCGGCGTTTGATGCCGGCGTTCATCATTCCGAGATCGTGAAAGCGTCGAGCTTGTCGCAGGCCCGCGTCTACCAGATCCGCAAGGGCACCCGACGCTGACTATTCGAACGCAAAAAAGTGCCCCACCAACCCGCGAAGGGCTGATGGGGCACTCACATTTTACGCAGTCACCACTTAGACAGTGGACTCATCCTCGGTGACCGGTTCAGCCGGCACCTCAATAGGAACCTCTTCGACTGGAACCTCTGCGACAGGCTCCTCTACGGGAGTCTCATCGACAGGCGGCACCACAACATCGGCATGCAGATCATCGAGCATGCCCGCGCCACCCTCAACACGAGTGAAGTCGAGATCCTGACCGGCCGCGGCAGCAGCCTTCAACTCTTCGATGCCTGCAACGATTTCGGTGTACGCCTTGTCCTGGCGGTCGGCAACGGCGTCGAGACGTGCCTGGTTTTCAGCCTGAGTAGCCATAATGGCCTCCCCTATCTGTGTCGTGTATCTGCGCATGTACGCCACAGCAGCCGCGATTACAGCAACTGTGGTAACTGTCTGCCACATATGGCAAACCTCCCTTTGTGGGGGAACTGGGAGCCCCTAATGGGGCATGGGTAGACGCCCGCACGGTTCGCACGGGTGTTCGAGTAGCGTGTGTGTGATGGAGCTGTATCGGATCGGTGACCGCTGGGCAGAACCAGCGCCTAGTCACTGCCCGCAGGGGCACCGTCTTAGTCCTGGGCGGGTTTTGGTGGGTTCGCAGGTGTGTTCATGCGAGGCGCATCATCACCGGACTCATGCGTGTGTGCAGTGCGATGGGGTTGTTTACTCGCCGCCAATTACTGCCGCTTGCACTGATGGGAGCTTTGATGGCCGCGCCAGGTGAGGGCCACAACTCGCGTTATGCGCCCGGTCGCTAGATGCTCGTCAGGCCGTGGAGTGCGCGCAATTCTTCTTGAATGGCCGACATCTGAGACTCGGTGTGCGCGACGCCGTAGTAGACGTAGGCACCATGGAGCGTCGCTCCGCCGATCACGGCCACCCGCAACGCCTCGATCAGTACGTTGCCCGCCGCTGTGGTGGCTGTGATCGCAGCTTCACTGCCGCGTTTGGCGATGCGTGTGACGCCATCGGCCGAGATGGAAATTGCGTAGACGTGCGGTCCTGGTGTTGCCTTCGGAGCCGCGAACGCCGCTCCCCCCGAACCGCCACCTGTGGTCGCCGTTGCCTGGTCGGTTCCTGCCGTCTGCGCGGTCACAATGGACAGCTGTCTGGTCGAATCGTTGGATCGCGCATTGGCGGTTATGCCGCCACCAGATGCGGGGAGCGTGAACGCCGCGTACAGAGTGGCAGCGCCGGTCTGAGCCGGTGACACACTCTCGCCACCGGTGAACTGCGTACGTGTGCCGACCCCTCCGCCCGCCTCGAGCGGCGGATCGGCGATCGGCGTAGCGGCCGACTCGGTGGGAGCAGGTGCACCCGACACAGCAAACAGAATGTCGGAATAGACATAGTCGGACGCGGTGACCGGGCCGTCAGCCTTACTTCTTAACCGGACCTGCACGAGCTTGTCTGGTGTGACTACGGTCGTCGCCTTCAGGCGTGAGTCGCGATCGAGTGCCATTGCAGTCCAAGTTGTACCGGAGTCCACCGTGTAGTCGACGTCGTACCCGGTGAGACGGCACAGCGGGTCTTGCCATCTCGCCGTAATGCGACCGGACACCGCACGAGACACCGATAGTCCAGTCGGAGGGACCGGCTTGGTGGCGGTGACGTTCACGCGGGCTCGCATCAATGCGTCGAGGAACAGTCGCCCTCGGACAACCTGGCCTGCTGTCGAATAGTGGATGATCTCCCCCTGTTTCGGCAGGCCCTCCGGTCCCCATACGAACGCAGTGCGTTGCACTCGGGCGGGGGTACGAGCGAGAGCGGCGGCCACTCCGGCTGTGTTGGCCTGGCCACGCGCATAGCTGTACTCGGGGACCATTGACCCGACGAGAACCAGCAAGTTTGGAGCATTGACCTGGGTGCGGAACCACGCGATCAGGTCATCGAGCTTTGCCCCGTACTGCGCCTCGGTAAGGCGAGGTGTATCGCCCTCACCCTGTGACCAGAGCATGGCCGGTATTTCGATGCTACTGGCACCGGCCGCTACGGCCGCGGCCTTCGCCGCGTTGGTAGCTGTCACGGCGTTGGCGGGGAGATTGACCGGGTCGCCTATGGTGCGATCCCATGTGCCTGTGCCTGCAACGAACCCTGCGGGTAGGGGTGTGATGGTGGTGCTGGTGAAGCTCGTCGAGCCGACCGCAGCGGGGACGACGAGTACCCAGTCGCCCTTCGGCAAGGTCTTCGCGTACTCCCGCGCAAACTGCGGGAGCAGGTAGGTCTCAGAAGCAGGGAGGGGGACGATGGCAGCGCCGTCCCATTTGCGGAGCCTGTCGTCGTCGACCGCTACCGGCAAGGATGTATCAGACTGTGTGTTGTTCGACTGTCCGAGACCGGGGATGATGTGGCATTTACCTGCTAGAGGGGATGCGCTCGGTGCTGCCTGCCATCCAATACTTCCGTCCGATGCCTTTCCAAGCACCTGCCCGGTCGAACCGCCCGATGGCGTCGTGAGCTTTCCTGCGACGGCGGGGAGCACTGCAATTTCGGTGCGGACAGCAGAGGGGAGGCGGGAGCCTGCTGCGGCGGCCGCGTCAAAGGGAATGAGTTCGTCAGCCATTGGGTCAGACTCCGATCGGATACATGCCGGTGGATGGGTTTTTGGTCAAAGTCGACCCAGACGAGATGGTGTACATGCCGGTGGACGTGTTCTTGGTCAGGCCCACGCCACCGACCGATCCGATGGGGGCATAACGAGTGTCAGCAACCGTTTGAGCCAACTTGCCATCCAACTCCGCACGAACAGCCTCAGCCAACTTCGCCCGAGCAACCGCATCATTCGCAATCTTGGACGACGTAACCGCATCCTGAGACAACTCAGGGCCGCCAACAGCACCCGGAGCCAACTGGACATTCGTGATTGAATCTTCGCCAACCACAGATTCCTGCGGCGGAAGAGTGACACGACCAATCTCGGGGTTACCGTCAGCCTCCGACAGAAACACAAGCTCGGAACCGTCAGCCTCAACCTCGCCGATACCAAACCCGCGAGGACCACGAGACAACTGCAACGCAGTCGAATTCGGGCCAACATTGATGTGCTCCGCAAGATTGATTTGCAGACCGGGCTCAGCCCAAAAATAGATGGGCGGCACAGTAACAGCCTTGCTGCCATACTTGAGACCATTGAACGACGCCCGCCACTGCAACATCGACAAATTAGAAGTCAACGAGGTTGGGGCAGGCACCGTCACATAATCGCGGTTGCGATGCGAAATCTGGCCCGTCAAACCGATCTCCACCTCAAAAGGTGCAATCGCCTTAATCTTCATCACCCCACCGTCATCCACCTGGACAGGCTTCGCGGGGTCCAACATGGGAGTCAACACCATGTTTCCGGTAACAGGCACATCATCGAATTGGTCGTCTTCATCGACGCCGTCAATTATGAGTGCGCCTACGTTGACGCGTACGGTTGAATATCCTAGTGGCATCAGGCAGAACTCCGTTCAAAGTGTTGTTGTGGCAGAGTTCTGCCGAAAAAGTGTTGGAGAAGGTCACGTGAGTGTCAGGAATGTGCCTGACGCTGCGACTGCGCGGCCACCGGTAAGCCCGGCGACATAGCCTTCGACTGTGATCAGTTGCGCGGTAGCGGCTGCGGGGATGGTGAACGTGCCTGTGACTGTTTGCCCGCCTGCTGGCGCGGTACCCACTACTACGCCGTCTGCGAGGACGCGGCACGTGTTGACTGCGTTGCTGCCGCCATACGTCACCTGGACTACCGCAGTGGCTGAAATGTTGGCGGGAAGCATGAGCCCATTGGAGACAACAATTGATCCGCTTCTCGCAGTCCAGCTTGTGATCTGGGTCCATGTCGAGCCAGTTAGCGTTTGGTTGCCGGATTTGTCCATGCCGGCTCCGCCATATATTGAGCCGGTTACGGTGGGGGTGCCGACGCCTGATGCTGCCGCTGTGGTTCTTGCGGCGGTCGCGACTGTAGAAGTACCTGTTCCTGCCGCTGTAGCGCGTACTGAGCCTGCGGCGGGAGTAAGGGTGGAGCTTTGCCCTGACGCCGGAATCGTGGTGCCAGGCGAGGCTGTGAGAGTGCCCGATCCTGTAGCGGCCACACTTGACACGGCCGAAGACTTGACGACCTTATCGCCTACCCCTGAAGCCTCGATCGAAGTCGGGAACGCCTGCCCCACCACATACGCGGGAGCCGTTAACTTTCCAGAACCCGAAGCGGCAGCCGCAGCCACGCCACGCGGCGCAACCTGCGTACTACCAGACGCCGACCCGACCATCCGTGCGGCAACTCCCGCACGGACAGTTGCCGCACCAGAACCCGAACCAGCGAACACCGTAAACCACGGCACATTCGGGATAAACCCATCCGGGAGAACAGAAACCGGCACCACAGGCAAGCCAATCGACACGACAGGTGGCGGCGAAAAGTTCACTACAACAATCGGCGGTGACGGTAACGCAGCGGTCAGCTCCATGCCACCTCCAAAGGTTGCAGTAACAATCAAGACTGGGTGTAGCTGATCGGCGCTTTCACCTGGCCCTGCGCAGACAACGTCACCGTTGCGGTCAATGCGCCGCCATCAAGGAACGTGCCGCCAGTCGCGGCAGTCCACAAACCCCAATGCGAATAACTACCCGCAGACACATCAAACGTCACCTCGCTACCAGTCACAGTAGAGTTAGCGGCAGAACCCCACGTAGTCTGCTTACGCGCATAAGCCGGAGAACCACCCGACGCCTCATTCGCGCCAGTCGCAGCCGGAGAAGCAGTATGCAAAGACAACCAAGAACCCTGTGCCGCATAAGCAGTCGCAAGCGCATTCTTAGTAGCAGTAACAGCAATAGCCATAATCGAATCCTAACGAGGTTGCTTGCGCTCAACCTTGCCGTAAAACCGGCAATAATCGACGCGAGGCGAATCAGGGAAACTGAAATACAGGTAATATGAAGTACGCGCCGGAATCAGATCGGCGGCTTCGGACTCTTGCCGCCACATAGCCTTCTCCGTAGTCACAACAGCCGGCCACGACGCAATCACAGAACCACTAGTGGGATTACTGTAAAAGTCGATACGCGCCGTAGTGCCAGGCGGGAACGTCTCATACTCGGGTGGGGTAATGATTTGTTGGAAGTCTTGTCCGCGGGTGAGGCGTAGTTTGATTTCCTCTTGGTCGACTTTCCCTAACGGTTCTGTCATGGTGCCGCCTCTTCGGGGTGTTCGACAGCTTCACGGGTCGCGCGCGTGTCACGCTGAATCGACTCCAATTGTGTTTTAAGTCCAGCCACTTCCGTGCGCAACTCTTCCAACTGTGTTTTCAAGTCTTTGTTTTCGCTGCGGAGTGTGGCGTTGTCTGCTTGTACTTGCTCCACGAAACTTCCCGCTGCGGTAGTGATGATCGATGTAGCTTCTGCCGACATTTTGCGGCGGGAGAATAGTCCGCCGATGAGGGCTGAGACGATTGCACAGACACCCGCAGATGTGAGTACAGCTACTGCGAGGTCTGCGTTCATGTCTCACCCCTTCCCGCACGCTTGACTGCCTGATCAGCTTTGATTACTGCCTTGTAGATGACTCGTATGCATTGCCAACAGCGCCAAAAGCATGCCGCGGAGAATGCGAGGCAGAATGGTGCCGCGAATGATGCGAGTGGGGCTTGGGACACGATGAAAATTGAGAGTGCGTACGCCATGAGTCCGAATGCGATTCCGACTAGGCCCGCGATTTCTAGGTATAGGCCGGTAGCTTCGTCGCGCCACAGGATGCCTGTCGTACATATGATGGAGCCGACTAGTACGAGCAGGGACCATAGGATTTGTACGGCTGGCGAGGCGGCTGCCGCGATGTTCGATGGGGCTTGACCGGTCACCAGTTGCAGAAACCCTGCGATGCCGGCGACGGGGACCATGATGACTTCAAATGGGTGCCGTGCATCCCTATGTGTGTTTATCACGCGTATTTCCTTCTGTAGAGTTGGAATCGCATGAGGTAGAGGATTGCGAAGGTTCCCCAGATGATTGCGCCGAGTGGTCCGACGCGCGGGTTGGTGTAGGATTCGAAAAAGAATGTGACGCCGAAGAACATGCACCAGAATGCGCAGCCGATTGATCCTGCCATGAGTGTGCGGCGTCGGGCCGTAAGCGCCCCGTAGAGCATGACCGCTCCGAGGGCCAAGATTAATATTCCCCATGATGCGGGTGCGCCTGGGACTGCTAAAGCGGTTTCGTAGGCTTCGGCGGACCATCGTGTTTCACCACCGATGATGGTGACGAGTCCGACTGCGATTGCGAAGGTTGCGTAGACTCGGGCGGTTTGGTCGACTACTTCCTGCGCCAAGTTTGGGTCGACGGGAAGCCGCCGCATTATTCGGCCCTGTGTCGTCCTGTGAGGGATTCAATTCCGTCACTGAGGGCTTTCTCCGCTTGGGCGCGATACGCAGCCACAGTGTCAACTGCGGAGGCGCTAACGGCCTCTATGGTCGGATTGACCCGCACTGCCACGGCTTCTGCGAGCGCGGGAATATCGATAGGCTCCTGCTGCGCAGGCTGAGCGCCAGGCTTGTTTACGTTCATCGCGGCAAGCAAGAAACCGATCGAGCCGAGCGCCGAGCTTGCGTTCAAGAGGATAGAATCAGCCTGATCCTGCGTCACCCAATTGAAAAGCGCCGCTGCACCCAACACTGCAGCGAGAACTCCGTAGATCGCGAGACGGAGGTTGGGGTAAATCTTCTGAATTTTCGACATCACTTACCGTCCTTCGGGGTCAGCAAATCCTCGACACGCTTCACAGCGGCCTCGATGCGGAATGCGGCAGCATCAATCAGGCGTAGATATTCGCCCGCATCAAACGACTTTTCGGGGTTAACAATTGACGGCTTCTTGCCTGTTAATGTGTCCAGTTGTGCGACCTGGAAGTTACCGATCTGAAGAAGACGGCCCAGCGCATTAACTACAGTTCGCTGCGGCTCCACGAAATCCCCGAGCTGCGGCCAACCTGGATACTCGCCAGGCTTAGGCGAGCCTGTCAACTGATTCTTCACTTCGTCTGCAATACTCACAGGGAACTCCTCTGCGGATGGGAGAATCGCTTCTCCAAGGTTGAGTGCGCGGTAATAGAACACGCGCCTATCGTCTATGCCGTTCTGCCCACCGTTGACCGCGCGCGTAGCGCCAATCAAGTCACGGTTGTCGGCGAAAGAGTTCATGTCGCGGGCGACAGTCCAATACCAGACCGCGCCGAGGAACCCGTACTCGGGCTGCGACAGAAGCTGCGGATTGTCCACAAACTTTGTGGGACTGTCCACGATGCCTTTACTGTGCGCCCATTCCGACAGTTTCCCGTAATTGTGCCGGCCGGTAACCTGTATAGGGCCGCGGCCTTTGAATCTGCGACCGTCCCCCTGTTGTGTGTTACCGAGATCGCGGCGTCCCTCGTATGCGGAGCCGTCTGCGATTTCTTCCATCCACTTCAAGCCGCCCGATTCGTGCCCAATCTGGGAGCAGAACATGGTGACACGCAGGACCGTGTTGCAGTTGGCTTGAATGAGTGCCCTGTTGAATGCTGGGGCCAACTCTTCATATCGGGCCATTGGCACCCGGTTGTCCATTGCTTTTGCGAGTGTTGCAGCATCCATTAGCGAGGTCCCATCAGTTGATGCAGGGACTCAGCCCACAAAGCTTCATCCGGGTCGACGGCGGGCGCAGCGGGGGCGGCAGGCTTTGGCTTGTCGCCAGGCCACAGTGCGCCGATCAACCACGGGGCAGGGTCCAGCCTGTTTCCGCCAGGAGGTGACCACACTGCACGGTGCACCTCGAAATGCAGGTGGGGTGCGACACCGCCGTTACTATTACTGTCGGGGTTGATGCGGCCGATCCGTTGGCCAGCTTCGACGCGCTGGCCGACACTCACTTCGGGGATGATGTGCCCGTATACGGTGAGTCCTGATCCATCCACGGCTGGGTGATCTACGTTGATCCACTTTCCGAAGCCTGATGCAGGACCGGAAGCGGTGACTGTGCCGCCTTGTGCCGCATAGATCGGGAAACCGCCCGAGCCGCCATCACGCCCGAAATCAATGCCCCAATGAGTTGTCCCCCATCGAGCGCCGAAGCCTGATGTAATGTAGAAGCCTTTATCTACCGGTAAATATCGTGCCATTAGGCGACCTCGTCAATCAACTGAGCGATACGGATAGCCGCACCACGATCCAACACCGAATCAACCTGCAAACGACCCTGCCGCGAATACTGGGCATGAATAGCAGTCACAAACTCCGGGGTCACACCACAAATCTCGGCCACATCGAGGACAGTCGGGTAATCCCCGAATTCCCACTCCTCATCAATACAACGAATCACTCCGAAGCCTCAGACTTTCCACCAAACAAACGCGAAGAACCAGAAATGACACGAGCAGCAATTGAACCAGGCTCCGGAATAAACATAAACGTCAAATTCAGAAATTTCACAGCACCATCTAAACCATGCTGCCGAATATAGTTTTCAGCATGATCTTTCCGAACCAAATACATAGGCCAAGATGTGCGTGACTGCAAAACTGCAAGCTCATCAGGGGTCGCAATAACTACTTCAGTGGAACCGTCAGTATGCATAACCCACACCGCATCAGGGTGTCCATCCTTGCTTAACAGGTCCAGTAACTGATCCTGGGTAACCTTCATTCCGCAACGGCCAATTCGTAACCCAAATCCCAAAGGGCCTCAGCATGAGTTCTATTTGGTGCGCGATGCAACACCCACATGCTTGGCTGCAAGGGGTTCTGTAGAATAGCGCCGGTTTTATCCGCCGCGAGCACAATCGCCTCATCAGGGCAGTTCGGAAGAGTAGCGACAGTAACAGCCACATAGACGACTTCGCTGGTCCCGTAAGGCTCCGACAACTCATACACGTGACTTGTCGGTTGGAGTGTTGAAAGATTTTCGATCGTTCGTGTCGCGGTGGGCATCCGATTCCTTCGCTATTTATATGACGTAATCCAGCACGCACCTGGCGCGCCGTTGCCGCCATTGCCTGCAAATCCGAAAAAGCTGTATGAGCCGCCTCCGCCGCCTGGTGCCCCGGGGTTGCCGCCATTGCCGCCGCTGCCGCCATTGCCAGAGCCTGCGTTGCGGGCACCACCGCCGCCACCAGTGCCGGGGTAAGGCTTCGTAGGGGGGGAAGGCGAGTTACCGTTACCTCCCGCCGCACCGCTAGTCCCTGCGCCCGCTGCCCCGCCATTAGCGAAGGCGTGACCAGTGCCCGCAGTCGGCTCATATGGGACTGTGAACCCGCCCGCCGACACGACATACCCGCCGTTGCCGCCACGAATATTCAGCGTCTTTGAACCAAAACCATGAGCTGTAGACAGAGCGCCACCCGCAGCAAGGAACGCGCCGAACGTACTATTGCCCCCACCCGTGCCCATTGTGTTGTCAGTCGTGGCACCAACGCCGCCATTCCCCAGCGCAACAGCCACAGTTGCCGGTAGGTCTGCATCGAAAAACTCAGCGTCATTCCATCCGCCTGACCATCCACCCACCCCGCCGCCGTTAGCGCCGAACTGAGTGCCGTTGGATCGCCCTCCACCGCCTCCGCCGCCAATGATCTCCACGACGTGACGGGAAAATCCGGTCGGTTTCGTCCATGTCCCGTCCATCCCGAAGTAGGCGCGCTGCGCGGATGCGCCTCCGCCCGCGTCAACCTGGTCGATGCGGTTGTCTAGGCGCGGGACTTCGACGTTCTTCACTTGGTCGAGCCCGTTCCGAACTCCAAGTAGGCCGCCGATGAAGTCTGCGATTCCGCCAACGAAGCCGAACACGCCTTGCGTGAGAACGCCGAGGAAACCGCCACTCCCCCAAAGGTTGTCTTGGCCCTTCGCGAAGTTGTTGACTGTCGGGTTTTTGAGTTTGCCGCGGATGCCAGCTTCAGTCTCGTCCTGCCCATAACGGGTTCCGATCACATACGCGCCATCAGGGGCATTACCCCCAGGCGTAGTCACCGACCCGCCAAAATCTCGGCAACACGAATAGCGTCAGCCTGAGACACCAACGAATCCGACGACAATCCCGGCCGCGAATGAGAATCAAACACCGAAACCACCACCCCAACATCACACGCCAAAAACCCAGCCAACTCAGCAACAGTCATCACAGACGGAAACAACGTCACAGGCTCAGACATCACAACCCCCGCACCGACGGATCATTCAAAATGCCTTGCCGTTTCTTGCCCATCATTTCCGCCGCCAACACCCGCCTGCGTTCCTGATCAGAGGCGTGAACCAAATACCCCTTCACATACGACACCGTCGCATCAGCCGGATTGAACACAGGCGCGACAGTCACCGAAGCCTTATCGACCTCAACAACCGGCGCATCCTTCACAACACCGTGATAACGCAACTGCTCCGCAACAAACTCCTGCTCATGCCGCGTGTACTCCTCCATGTTCGGGAGTGCAACCGGCGCAACATCAGGCTCATCAATCCCAACCCACTCAGACGTATTATTGAGATAATGCTGCTGCCCGCGATGCGGAGTCCGCAACTTCTTCAACATCAACTCCGGATCATGCCGAAAACCCAAATCCTCCAAATGCTGAGACATCCACTCACGCGCCTCAGGATTAGGCGTAAACTCCGTATCACCAGCCAACTTGATCGCAACAAACGCCCACTGATACTTCTGCTGAGGGTCATCCTGCAATTCACGAGAATTCTCAAACGTAGGTAGCCGAGCCACAACCAAACCTTCCAAAGATAAAGTTTGCTACACGAGACCCAACTCATTCAACATCGAAACGATGTCCTGAATTTCCTCGATAGCCTTAATGATCGGGTCTTGCGGCTCCCGCTGCCCAATCTGAATCGTCCATGTTGGAGAAGATGTGCGATCCCACTTCAACGTGAGTTCGGTAACCTGCTCCACGAAAATGCGGCCAGGCTCCATACCGAGAATGGTGAAGCCGACACGGTCCCCGATGAAGAAGTGTCCGTGCCCGTTCTGGCCTATCTGCCACGGCGCACCATCCGCTAACGTTAGAGTGCAGCGGTTGACCTCGCGGGTCTGATACATGGCGGTACGCTGAGCCAATAGATAACTGAGCGTGTATGCGCGGTCGGCACCCTCACCCCACTTCTCGTGGTAATGAGACCAGCCAAGCCTTTGCGCCCTTTGCGGACTCTTCCACTTACCGAACGCCAGAAACACATCCGTATACAGCGGCTTCAATACGGCGTCCGCCACACCACCCAAAGGCGGCACACCCGGAATCATCGCCGTCAAATCCCCGACCATCTGAATGCCGGCCGAAATCAACTCATTGACACCAGGCATCGAATGCCCGCCCGCTACAGTGCCGACATCTGTTGCCGGTTTATGACTGAACTCAGACGACTGAATGCCCGTATGCTCAGACTCGCGATACACGACACCAGGCATCGACGGGATAGTCCCCCGGAAACCAGGCACCAAATACTCGCCCGGAACATTCGGGTCCGCGACCTGCTCGACATTCTCGGTCTTACCGTCGCCACCAATATTGATCAGCTCACGCAGCAAACCGCCGAAGATCGAGCCACCAAACGAGGTGCCCGTGTTGAATGCGGACTTGTCGACCAGATCCCACACCAAACACCCGTGACGCAGGTTAGCGCCAGGCCACGGAGGGGGATCGCCCCTCAGGTAGCGGCGGGCCTCCCACGACAACTGGCCGTCCGCGGCAACCTTCTTCGACACATCGTGCATGTACTTGAACCGGCCATGCACAATCGCCCCAACACTGCGATCAACCGTCGTTTCGGGCTTCACAACCTGCGACCACGTCGACTGATCAAAATTGAACCAGCCGCCAGGGTCCATCGGATTATCCGGCAACATCCACAAGCTCGATTCGAGCCGCATGATGTTGACCATCAACGTCGTCTTCAATGCCCAACGCGCACGGCCAAAACACAACCAAGTCCGCGGAAACTGAATCTCAGCCGGCAAAAACGGATTGGCCCACACAATAATGTGCTTCAGATGCTCATAATCATGTTTGAACAAGACCCGCACAACCTTTGTGCCGTCCTCGCTCTTGATGATCTTGAGTTCATCCATCATCCCCGACCAGCGGGCACCATCTTTTTCGACAGTGATAAACACATTCGTCGTAGGACGCAAATGAATATCCGCCAACCACCTCGACAGGTAGTAGTCCAGCGGCATCTCAATCTGCCCAACACCAGTCTCATTATCCAAAAACTGGAACTCAGCAGAATTCTCACGATGACACTCACCGCGCAAATTCCAATCGCCATCCCACAACCGAATCAACGGTGGAAGAAGACGACGCTCCTTCTCCCGCTCCAAACGATCAGTAATAGCCTTGAACTCGGCATCAAAATCAATCGTTGCAACCGAAGCCATCACTCACCACCACTCACAGAAGACCGAACGGCCGCGAAAACGGACGCTCACAACGAACCTGAATACCGACACCAGCCGGCGCACGAGACATAGCCACCGGCAAATCAACCGGAGCCGTATACGCAGGCAACGGATAACAGAACGTCACCCCACCCATACGCATGTAGTAAGCAGAATCAGTAGACGACACACACTGGCCACCAATAGCCTGCTCATCCGTATCAACACGAACATGCTCATTCGTCTGCATCAACGGCATCACAATCTGGCGGGCCGCATCAATCTGCGCCCGCTCAAACCTGTCATCACCAAACGAAAAATCCGGCAATGTCGGCTTACCTGGTGCCTGAATCATCCACTTCAACCACACCGGGTTATCAGTCGGATTAGACACCGTCACAGTGCCCGTAGTGGTAGACCCCGAAGACGTATCAACAGTGGAAACCCACTCATCAACTACCTCGGTGTCATACCACCACGGATCGCCGGCAACAAGCGTCAGCGTGACCGTTTCCATCTGCGTCTGATTCGGATCAAAGCGCGGCTTGAACTCAGGCTGCTCCCGCAAACGCACCTTCAAATAGCGGCGCGAATCCTCAGTCTCAATCCACAACTTCGAATCCTTGGTGTAAGACCAAAGTTTCCGAAACTCCGAATCATTCTCCTGCCACGACGACCCATTAGAGTTGTCAATGAACACACCGAACACCACGACACGTTCAAGATTGCGGAGCCCACCGAAATCGGAGCCGATCTGAAACGCATGCGAATTTCTGATAGTCTCAACAGGAGCGTCGTAAATTCCCTCGACATCAGTCAAAAGGAATGCGCCCATGTCACCTTCGCCATCCCCGGCAAGGGTACATTCGCCCCCGTTGAAACCTTCAACAGATACTTGAGTTACAGGCACGAATCACCTCCGGGAATAAGTTAGGGACTGCCGCGCCTGCCGAACACGATCTTCACGCATAGCCGCAGCAATAGAATCAGTCTGATAAGTGACATTCGGTCGCGAAGCGTTCTCCGCCAAACGATCAACCTGCTTCGTGAACTCACTCATATCGAGCGAACTCCCACCATTGGGTTTGTTCACCGAGTTGCGAATATCAGCTAGCTCCTTGAACATGTCACTGTTCTGCTTGCCCGTGTACACATGCTCGGTATCGCCCGACAAATTGAGGGCAGCCATACCGTTCAAGAGTGGCCCGCCAGAATCACGCAACACCGTAGGAATCTTCACCTGATCACCCATCCGCCTCAACCACTCATTCGGATCAAACGGTGCATCAGGATTCGCACCCGCGGCCTTACCCAACTCGTCAACAAACGGCTGACCAAACAACTGCTTCAACCCCGTAGCAGACTCGCCACCAGGAATATCAGCAGGCTTATAGTTCGCAACCCCAGTAATCAGCGCACCAATCGCACCCATATCACTCGAAATCCCGAACACACCCAACGCATCATTCAACTGACCCGTCACGAACGACTTCGCAACATTGCCAATCAAATCGACCGGGTCAGACGCGCCACCAGAAGAACCACCCGAAGAACCCGACTTGGAACTACCGCCCTCAGCCTGCGTCTTACGCTCAGCGTCCAACGCATTCTTCGCGCGCTGCAACGACAAATCGGCATCCAACTTGTCAGACTCAGTCGCGCCGTCTTTCGCATACGCTTCATTGCGTGCCAGACGGGCCTTCTCCACAGCCAGCTCGGCAGACTTCAAACTGATCTGATCGTCAGTCATGTTGCCGGTCAACTCAGGAGCATCAGGTGCCGGCGCATCCGACTTGTCACCCTTAACCATGTTCGGGGTGTCCCGCTTGGCTTCTAGGTCGCGAACCTTCTGCTCAGCCTTCTCGACCTTCTTGTCAGCCTGCTCACGATCAGCCTGCGTCTTCTTGTCGTTGACGTAAGCTGCATCGCGGTCCTCTTGCGCCTGCCGGATAGCGATCCGCGCCGAGTCCAACGCGAGCTTGTCCTTCTCAGCCCACTTAGAGTTAGCGGCACCCTCAAAGCCTGTCTTGCCATCGGCAACCTCGGCACCATCAGAACCATAGGTAGAGCCGCGAGACTCCGCGGCAGACAAGATAGCGTCAGCCTCCGCAGCCTTAGCCGCATAATTAGAGCCATCCGCATACCCGGACTGCTGAACACGCTGAGCCGCAGCCGCAGCATCCATGTTCTCGTAATCAAACTTGGCAAGCTCCTCATAGAACATGCCCGCAGCCCGAGTCGGATTCATCCGATCCTCAGCCGTACCCCAAGCGCCATTATCGCGCTGCTGAAACACGCCCACAGAATCCCGGTCACCGTATTCAAGGTTCTGCAAATCAGACTCTGCAAGCCCAGTCATCAACGCAGCCTTTATACCGTTAGCGCTAATCCCGCGACGTTTACCCTCATCGATAATGTCCTGAGCAATCTGATCCCGCTCAGACAAAGGAGCCTGCGAAGCTACACCAACACTCCCGGGAGCCCTATCCAACGACGGCGGAGCAGACATAGCCCAATGCACATGATTCGTATGATCCCCAGCACCGTCATAAAACGACGAATCAACGCGAGCGCCATTCTTGATCTCCTGCCCCGCAAATGCCGGATCATCGTAAATCAGCTCCAACGAATCCGGGTAAGCCTGTGAGATCGCTTCTGCCAACGACAACTGCTCTGGGGTATTCCCGCTACCATTAGAGAAATCCGCGGCGTTACCAGTCGAATGGTAGCCATTATCGGTGTTGCGCAGCCCTGAAGTCATCGACAGACCAGGCACATACTTGTTGACCCAGTCCGTCATGCCATCGACAACGCCGCCACCCTGAAAACCTGGCAACTTAGGGAACGTCCCAGCATTGATCATCGCCAACTCGCGGTCATACTGTTCGGACGATCCGCGATTGATGATCCACTCGCCAGCATCCACATTCGCGATAGGCTTACCCGCGGATGTAACACCCAAAATGCCGTCAACAACACCAGTACCCGGACCAGTAGTCGGCAGCCGACCACCCGTCGCCTTGTCGGGGATCAGCACCGGAGCTACCGGGCCTTGCACACCATTACGGTTGAAGTCCTTCTGCGCCTTCGCAGTCAACGCAGTGTCAATCGTCACCGTCATCGTGCGATCGCGACTAGCATTTTCCGCAGCAGTATCAATCGCGCGAATCGCATCCAACGCCTCTTGATTAGGTGCAGTAATGCGCACAATGCCAGGCTTACCGTTAATATCGGTTTCGACCTTGCCGCCCAACTCCTCAATGCGGCGGCGCGCATCCTCATCCAACATTTTCACCGGGATATCAATGGGCTCGTCGATACCCTTGAGAAGTCCGCCGATAACTTCAAGCTGCAACCCAACAGTGTCAGCGCCCGCAAGAGACGCCAACATGATAATGTCCTTCGGCAACAATCCCTCTGCCGCCGCCATCGCCTCAACCTGCGTCTTCGTCAATCCGTACTGACTACCAAGATTGATGAGTGAGGCCTCATTGGCGGCAATCGCGTTACGCGCCTCAGCTTGCGCCTCAGGCAGAGTTTTGCCCTGCGCCAAAGCCGCCGTGATAGTCGCATTCGTAACATTGATCGTCTCGTCGCGCAGGCCAGTCAACTGGTCGCGCAGCTTTGACCCATTCTCGAGTGCCGTATTGACCGAACCATTGTCAGCGTTGACAAGTTCATCGCCCTTACCCTTGGACGGGTCCACACTCGCGGGCTCTGTATCGCCGATCTCGCGGATCGTATCGTTGTACTTCTGCACCGCATCCGAAAGCGGAATCTCTTTACCCGACAGCACGTCGAGAGCCGTCTTCAACGCGTTAACACGCTCATCAGCTGTCGAAGCCTCATCACCCAGAACGCCAACCGCAGTCGACAAATCATAAAATCCTGGTGACGTATTTTTAGCGACAGCCTCGGCCTGCTTAACTTCTTCACGCATCTCACGCATGTGGTTGGCTGCTTGAAGCCCGCCCTCACCCGAAGCCTGCAACACCGAAGTGAACGCCCGGAACTCTCCATCCGAGGCAGTCAACTTAGCCGCCAACTCTTCAGTCGACAGCCCAGTCCGATCGAATGCCGCCTTCACATTCTCGGCTTCGCCAGCGACCTTCTCCTGCGCATTCAAAGCATCGGTACCAGCCTCAGCGACACCCGAGAACCAGCCGGCAATATCTTGACCAGCAGCCTTGAAAATTGCCATCGAACCGGGCGCAGTAGACGCCAACTGATTCTGCTTCTCAATGAACGTGTCGAACTGGACACCAATCGCACCAGTAACACCCTCAGATATCGCACCCTGTGAAGCCTGAAAAGCCTTAGCGACATCACGTTGCGCGGTCGCCATCTTCGCCGAAGAACCAGTCAACAAATCCTGCTGCTTCTCAGCCTTATTGAACTCGCCATTCAGTGCATAGATTGCAGCACCCGCGGCAACAATGCCGATCATCCACGGACCACCGAAAGCAGTCAGCATCGAACCCGCAGCCGAAGCCATACGAGCACCAGCGACCGCAGTCGCAGCACCAACCCTCGACATCGAATTACCAGCAAGGTTCGCGGCAATAACCTGCGCCGCCATCGCCTGCGTAAACCGCAGAGACGCTGCCGAAACCGAAGCGAAACCTGCCAAAATCGATGACCCCAACCCCGTCACCTTAAGCGCGATCAAAGCGCCAGTAGCAGCCAAGATCGGCGTGGGCAAAGAAGCTACCGCCTTCGCGACAGAACCAATCACGCCTATGACCGGCACAACTGCAGAACCGACAGTCTTAAACCCGTCGACAATCCCCGAGGAAGCATTAGTCAGCTTCTCTGCGCCATCACGCGCAAAGTTCTCCATCGGGCCATCGATCAAGTCGTACAGTTCAAGCGCCAAAGTCTCCGCAGAGTTTTGGATCGCAGCCATAGCACCCGGCAAGCCCTTAGACTTCGCAGCCGCGACCTCAGCCGCAGCACCCTGACGCTCAATAGCCGTATGCATCTTGTCGTAACCAACCTGGCCCTGCTCCGCAGCAACACCAGCCAAACGCATAGCATCCGAACCGAACAAGGTCGCCGTAGCAGCCTGATACAACTCAGGCGTCATGCTTGCCGCGGCAGTATCCAACTGTCCAAACAGTGACGACATGCCAACGAACTGGCCCTGCGCGTCATACACAGTCAAACCCAGCTCTTTAATAGCCGCCTGAGCCGGCTTGCCCTGATCCGTCAACGCCAACAGCGCAGACTTCAACAGCGTGCCGGCGTCAGAGCCTGCGATACCGGCATTCGAGAGAACACCCAACGTTGCCGCGGTATCCTCAATCGTCAAACCGAACTGATTTGCAACTGCACCAGACTGCTGCAGGCCAGCAGAAATATCGGTGATCTCAGCAGAGGAAGCATTAGCGGCATTCGCCAACACATCCGCTGCAGTCGCCGCATAATCCGCAGACAAACCAAACGCCTGCAACGCCTGAGACTGAATAGTCGCAGCCGACGCCGCATCAATACCGGCAGCAGCAGCCAACTGCAGAGTGCCCTTAGCGCCATCCATCGCCTGCTGGACAGTGAAACCGCCCTTAGCAAGCTCAGTCATCGCCGCAGCAGCATCCGTAGCCGACGTATTCGACAAACTAATGTCGTTGCCAAGCTCTTTAGCGCGCGCAGACACAGCAGCCATCTCGGACGCTGTAGCTGACGACACCGACTGCATAGTGTTCAAGGTGTTCGTCAGGTCATTGCCGAGACTGACAATCTCGCTGAACGCAGTGGCCGCACCGAATGAAACACCAAACGCGGCACCGATCTTAAGCGCGCCATTTAGTCCGCGATTAAGGGTGGAGTTGAAGTTGTCCAGGTTAGGGACAACGTCGATATCAATTCTTCCGCCCGCGATATGGACCACCGCCTACTATTTAAGGAACCTGAAAGCCCCCAACATGGAGGTGACGCGGCTCAACCATCTCTATGAACTTTGAAAAGAACGTGATACCGTCACCGCAACCAAACAAGCGCGTGACAGGTAAAGGTAAATACAATGAGAAAGTTCATGTTCGCGGCAGCACTCGCAGCAATCGCACTGCTATCCGCGTGCTCGACTGAACCGCCTGCACCGACCGCGCAAGAGCAAGCCTGCGAAACGTTCAAAGCAGTCACGCCAGGATTCTTTGAGTCAGACTGGGCTGTCGAGACGCTGCAAGACTCGGCCGCGACGAGCACCGACCGCGTCGAAGCAATGAAAACCATGCTCGACATCCGCGCCGGCAAAGGCCGCACCGAGCCCTACACATGCGACGAACCCGCCTTCGACCGCTACCTCACAGAACAAGGCATCGAATAGCTAGAACCCCAACAAGGCAGCCAAATCGCGCGGCTTCACCTTCTCCAACTTGCCGCCACCAGCCAACTCAGGCTTACGGGCAGGCTTGAACTCGGCCACCAAACGCTCATACTGAGCCTTCCGCGCCGCAGCCACATCATCAGGACGCAACGCCACCGGATACAAGAGAGGCGCAGGCGGAGTCTTATGCCCGTCACGCCTACGCTTCTCCGCATCCGCCTTACGCTGAGCCTCCGTCTTCGGATCAGCCGTCCACGACGCATACTCCGAATTCAAAAAGAAATCGAAGCGATCCAAAAACATAGCCATGTTCTCGGCCTCCAACGACCACGCAGCCGGCAACCTTTGCAGAAGCTCACTCACGTCGCGCCAGTCACGGTCACGCAACACTTCACGCAGATTCAGCCCGTAGTGAGACTGGAATCCTGCGTATGCTGCGCCCCAGCCATCCCTTGAGTGTAGGCAGGCAAAGGCGCTAAGAGTTTCCCCTCAAACAAACCAGACAACTCGATGATCTTGTTGAGTGCAGCGGCAGCATGCGTAGCGTTGAGCCCGCCGATCTTGCCCCACACTTCCGCGCCTTTATCGGTAACCATGTTCAACATGTCGAGATAGTTCTTAGAACCAGTCAACTTGAAGAACTCGGCTGCCTCTTCGCCTGTGTAGGTGCGGCGAATCTCGAAATCCGCGCCGAAAAGGGTAACGGGAAGTGGCGGCTCAGAACCAACAGCCAACACATCAGCAATGTTGTAGCGCTCAACTGTCTCGGGGACGGCCTCCGCCGAAGGAACAACCTTTGCGGGCTGAACCTTCGGCGTCGACTTACGTGCGGTGCCTGGCATGATGTTGATGAACTCCTAGCTAGGGTTGTGAATCAGGCGGTCAGCGGGGACCAGTTCGTGATGGGGATGATGGGCGACAGGGCGCGAACCTCGAAGTCGAAGCCATCCAGGGTTTCGCCACCGAACACGCGCGGGGGCGGAGTCGTCAAAGTGACGCGATCGCAGTAGAAACCGGCCGCATCATCCTCATCGGTGAGACGGAAGATCAGTGCGAAGTCCTCATCATCGCCGGGCTCCCACTTGTACACCTCGGTAGCGCCGACCTGGGTGATAGCGCCACCCTGCAGTGCAGTCAGGACAGTGGCCTTGGAGTAGTCGCTGGCACGGAAGGTGATGTTTTCCTCCAGGACACCCTTGATGACCTTGTATGGTGCGCCGCGGCGGTTCCACACGTTCAGGTTGGTGATGTCGCGGGAAGGATTGACCTCAAACCCGGTCTCGATACCACCGTAGGCATCCCAGGTGACGCCAGGCGCAGAGCCTGTAACGACAGTGGGTGCGAAGGGGTCGGCGGGGAGTGCAGTACCGGCTGGGGCGCGGAAAACGTCGCCATCCAACCAAACAAAAGCCTTGCTGGGGTCCGCGTAAGTGCTCACGGGTTAACCTCCTGGATAGGCTCACACACTGTGAGCAAAAATGGGAAACCCCACCCCTAGATGCGCCAAGCAAGCACCAGGGATGGGGCAGAAAACGAAAACCCCTTTAAGGGGTCTGAGCGGGCTTCTCCCGCAACTTCATTTCGACAGTGATAAACGCACGGTAGATAGGAATGTCGCTACCACGCTTCATCTCAGGGTCCGGCACGACCGGTCCGGTCTTCCAATCGGCAGACCAAACAGACTCGCGGAACTTCACGTTTCTCGCCCGACCCAACAACTGACCGGCAAGCGCGGCAACGTCCCACGCAATCTCGTCGGGGTCCGTCGTACCACCCATCACCGAAATTGGAGGCACCCACGCATTAATGACCAGAAGAGGTCTACGTAGCATCGGATCAACACCGACATTACCAACCGCGCGAATAGTCACACACGGACGCGAAATCACATCAGGCAACTCGCGAGTAGTAACCGAAGACGCCGGAACCAAACTCGTGAAAGCCTCATTAGCCAGCAAGAATTCACGGATAGCACCAGGTGCATACGGTATCGGAGCATTAGCCATCAGTTACCGCCTATCATCGACCACGATTGAAGTAGTCGCGTTGCGCTGGAGTTACCATTCGAACGTTGCCCGCGGCAGTCGTGTACGGAACCAAGTTGGAACCACCACCCCCGCCTGAACCGCTCGAACCAGCGGAACCGTCAGGCATCCAGCCCGTGTACTTACCGGGCGCGTTCCTCGCCGCATCAGTCAATGCAGCGTGAGCGGGAGTATCAATCGTCCCGTACTCTTTCCAAATCGCGTTATCGTCAGTGTCGACAATGGAAACGTTCATTCCTTCAACGAGAACTGAGATGCCGTCGCGGTAGTCACCGGTCAAGATAGGCGCATTAGAGCGGGCTTCAGCGGCCACGTCGTGTGCGATGCTTTCTCGATCACTGAATGATAGGTACCGTGCCTCACTGCGTGCCTGCCCAGGAAACAACGTGAACCTACTACTAGAACGGCCAGCCATTACGGCTTAACATCCACCTTAGAAACCTCAGGCGTCTTCACAGACGGGCCATCAACAGGCTTCACAACCGGAGCAGACTTAGCCTCTTTACGCGACAACTTTTCATGACGCTGATGAGTCTTAGACCCCTCAACCGTCTGAACAGTATTGCCATCAACCTTGAATTCAACAATTTCAGCCATTAGGCACCTTCTTTCACATCTGATGCCGCCCGCACGATCGCGGCAATATAATTTGGTTTACGAGAACCCCGCGCCGGCCTTCGCACGCGCGGTACACCGACAACCTGATAGACAATGCCGTCACCGTCACGGAACCGGTCACGCTCCCGCGGATGCGGCGTCAACCCTGGATCGAGCAGCAGCATGTACGACGACGTGACATGCCCGTCCATGAACTCGGTGTTACCTGAGTCGACAGACGACGATGCAAGCTGGCGTTGCTGCAACAGTCCAGTCCACGGAACCTCCGTAGGGGCTACTGGAATCCGGTTACCGGACGAAGGATCAACCGTCGCATCACCGTCAACCAACAGCACCCACGGTTCAGGTAGCCGCGCCGACATCAGCCGGGAACAATCGAAAAAGCGCCACCCGCCGACGAACCCAAAGTCGGTGACAGTGAAGCCAACTCTTCCGCCGTGAAAAACAGGAGGGAAGGGTTAGCGTCCGAATACACCGTTGTGATCTCTGGGAACTGTTCGGACTTGATGCGCAATCCGATACGAACCGCGTCCCATGCCCGCACCACAGCGGAGACCGTGACGCCTTTTACCAACGCCGCAGACAGCGAACCATCCAACATCGCAGCATCAATATCCGGCCGGTGAGCACGCAACAGGGCCGACGCATACGCGATGAACGAATCCACCTGCACACGATCAGAGTCGGCTAGAGTTTCCCCTAGCCGACCTTCCACATCGTCTATCCAGATCAGCGGGTCAAGCGGCGCTGTCATTACCCTTAGCCGGACGGCCAACACGCGGAGCAGTGACAGTCTCTTCAACCTTGGCGATCAGACCGCCCTCTTCGAGCCGATCCAAGTCTTCCTGCGACACATCCGTAGGGACCGCGCGGGGAGCCAGCAGTTGCTCGATCTTGCCGTTCAGATGGGTCACCTGAATCAGCGGAGCCTTAACGTAATACGAAGCCATGATTGTGGAACTCCTTATCAGGCGGTGATGCCGGTGATCTTGATGGCAGCACCAGGCTCGGCGACGAACGGAACGACGTTGCGGCGCGCACGGATGCGGTACCGGTCATTCAGCTCTTCACGGATGGTCTTGGTTTCGACCACATCGCCCGTGTAGCCCTGGCCGAGGGTTTCCTTGCCGATACCGCCGAGAGCGTTGGTATCGATGAGCCATGCGCCAGCAGACGGCAGGTTGTTCGTCGGCAACAGGGTGAGGCCGGCAATCGACAGGAACGAGCCGGTGTAGACAGTGTTGCCATTGTCTTCGCGGGCCATCGTCTGAGTCAGCTTGGTATCCGACGCCAAGAGGGCGTGAGTGGCGTCATCGACAACGAGGACGTTGGGCTCGTAGCCCATGTTCAACGCGGTGACCTTCGCCTTAGCAAGCATGATGTCGCGCAGAATCTTGGCGTTCGCATCATCAGTCCAGACAGCCGAAGCCGCCTGAGTCTGAGTGACAGCCGAAGCGATCAGCGACAGTGCCGTAGCATCCATCTGCTTCACAGCAGAGTTGACAAGCTTCTTGAAAGCTTCCTCGACACTGTTCATCGCGGAACGCTTGATCGCCTCATCGGTGATCTCGGCGTCCTGGCCCCACTTGACGACTGCAACGTTCTGCAGCACACCATTGGAGATGCCAGTCAGCGGGTACTCGCCGCCGGGAGTGATCGACTCAGGAGTGCGATCGGCATACAGCGGCTCAAGCGACGAGAACGCGATAGCGCCACCCGAAGCCTCAACACGCTTACTCAGAAGAATGTCGGAGATGAAACGCTGATTAGCGATCTCATCAATGCGCTTAGCGACAAGCGTAGGCGACTGAAGGAAACGGTTTGCGGTAACGGAATCGCCAGAGTAGGTGGGCGGTCCCGCGGGATACGTGAAAGACGTAGTAATCAGTCCTTAGACATGGAGTGGACATGCTCCGCATGCCCCTCAAATGAGAAAAGCCCCCACAAAGGAGGGCTTAAAAGTGTGAAAGTGAAGAGGGGTAAATCAGCGGAGCTTGACAACGACCTTGCCGTTAGCTGCAGCACCGAGCGCCACACCGACAACCGTGTCAATGGTGCCCGCGCCAACAGTCGCGACAGCACCAGCAGCGGCACCGACAACGTTTGCGCCAGCAGCAATCGCACCCGAAGCAGCAAGCTCATGGACACCGCCCGCATGGACAGTCACCTTCGCGCCCGACGCAGCATCAAACGCGGCAACACCAAGCCATGCGCCCGTAGCAGCCGTAGTCGGAGCAACAGTCTGGTTACCCGACACATAAACAAGCTGACCGCCAGTAACCGCGGCAGAAGTAAGGATGGGAAGATCCGCGCCAGGCTTGCGGATCGGAGTGTAATCAGCCATCAGTTGGCCTTTCCTTTAGGAGCGCCATAAATAGACGCATAGAGTTGTTCTTCATCAGTAAGCTGAGGAGAAGGCTGCGCACCCTGATGCGTCACCGGAGCCGGCACACGAGGCGCATTCGGATCAACAGGAGGAACCGCAGGAACAAGAGTCGGCTGAAGGATCGCCCAATCAGCCGCCAACTCATCAACATTCGAGCCTTTAAGCCGGTCCACCCACGCCTGGGGAACCTGATTTTCATACGCAAACTTGAGACGCAGATTCTCCGAAGCCTGAGCCTCGGCAGCGGCTTTCGCGTCTGCCGCTTGCTTCTGCGCCAACTGCAACTCCGACAACTTCGCATCCTCAGCGGCCTGCGCATCAGCAGCAGCTTTCGCCTGCAACGCCTTCAACGCTTTCTCGGCCGCATCAGCACGAGTCCGTTCCGCAGCGAGAGCCTTCTTGCCGCCCTCCCCTAGCTCGGCATCCTCAGCAGGCATCGCGCCAGCCGTAGGTGCCTCCACAGGGGTAGCAACAGGCACCACAGGAGGCGTAGGAACAGCCTCAGCAGCAGTGCCGGCAGGGTCAGTCGGAACAACTTCAGTCGGAATAGGTGTAGACATGGGTGAAACCTCCATCGCGGGGGCATTGACGCCACAAACAGATCGCCTGCAGTGGCCGAACATCTCCCCGCGATGCGGGAAGAAACCTGTGATTGGGTACAAGAAAGCCCCCGGAGCAAACTTCGCTCAACGGGGGCTTCTGTACGCTCAGTTAATTCAGTGATGGGACTAGCGATGTGCGCGAACCAACACCAGTTGTGGGGCCGCTGCGATCCAAAATGTAGCCGTTAAGCTTGAGTAGCCGAAGGGCATCCTCGCGCGACTCGGCAACTTCAAGCACTGACTCGGGCATCAAACGTGGAGTAGTCCGCGGATCACGACCACGAGCACGAATAACCTTGCCCGCCACACCACGCTTCGTCACACCCTCAGTTGAGATATACAGGGACTGCCCGTACACGTCAGTACGCGTCAAACGGCCAGTAGACCCAGCCGCAGCATCCAACCCCGCAGCACCCTTACGCACATTCACAACCTGGCCGATATCGGCACCCAAACGGATTGCCTCAGCGCCAAACTTCGTGAACGTGCGGTCCTGCTGCTCTTTGCTCAGCGAGTTGAAATACTTCGTGGGATCAGTACGAATATCCTCGGCGTTATCTTCCTTCGAGGGCACCGCTCTACAGTCGCAACCAGGATGCCTACGAAAGGATGCGTTGTAGCGGTAGAATCGGCCGGCCAAAATCGCACACCGTGAACATGACGGCGGATTCAACATCCGCACATAGCCTACATTCTTCCGCGAAGCCACACCCAACTGCGTAGCCGAACGCGAAATATCCGCCAACTGCGTCTGCAACACAACCGCCAGCCAGTTGAACCCCGACTCCCATGCTTGCACCGCGCCACGATCCTCGACACGCTCACTCGCATTGATCACCGCACCAAACATCAGCCCGTCGAGCGGACGCCCAGAAGACGAAACACCCACCATCGCCTCAGGATTGATTACACCATCAGGGGATACCGGAGTGCCCAACTCGGCTAAAGTGTCGCCCACGTAGCCGTCAGCACCCTTAACGGCCCGCATCTGACCCTCAACCACAATCTGCATCAACTGATCGATGTTGCGGTCAAACCAAGCATCGAAATTTGCGGGAGGACGCTTCCCCCACACCTCGCGGGCATACGCCAACACCTGCAAAGTCAACCGCTGCTGCTGACGGTAATGATCAACCGCCGTATCAGGCAGTGGCATCAGTAGGCTCCACCGTAGTCACCGCAGCATCAATCGATGTACCAGTCCCGAGACCATCCGAAGACCGGCCAAACCTTGCGGCAGGGGTGTTCTCAGCCTCGGCGTCCATCATCTGCTTCATCTGCTTGCGTTGCGTATCCGAGTAGCCGAGATCGATCCACGTCTGCTCCAACGGAACAACGCCAGCCTGATTGAGCTTCACAGCAGCATCAGCCTTCTGCGCAACAGTCGGGGTCGACGGATCACGCCACACTGTCTCCAGTTTGTAGTCACGATCTTCGAGAACGTTGCTCCCGCGCGTGAACATGAGGTTCAGTCGCTGAACATCTTCCCAGCCGCCACCCAAATAGGTTTGCTTACGCTCCACACGCTTCACCAACTGCGTTTCAGACGACTTGATCGCATCAGCAGACGCCGGATTAGACCCAGCAAACTGCATATAGTGAGGCGGTAGAGCCGCAAGCTGCGACACAAGCTGAGCAAGCAACTTGATCGTATTGTGAAACACCGCAAGATCAGACTCTGTGAACGTCCCAACCTTCACATCAGGATTCTCGTTCGCCCAAATCCGATTCTTCAACATCGACCAAGCCGAAACCGACTCACCATTGCGATCGACAAAGTCCGACTGCTTCAAACCGAATGCATAACGGCGAGGCATAGCGTGATACTCGCCACTCACCATCATGTCAGTAGCCTGCTTGTTCGCTGCGTCCGCAAGGGGAATCAGATCCTTGAACTCCGTGACACCATCAGGCAACAGAATCCGAGGACGATTCACCAAAGGCACAACCGGAACCACGCCAAAATTGTGGTTATCGGGAGTCCCGTCAACCTCCCACCCGTCCTTACCCTTCAAGAAAGAGGTAATCGAGTTCGGCGTGTAAACAATGGTATGAGCCAAGTCATCGAGGTCAGTCCACTGCTTGATCGCAGCACTCACCCTGCGTGTACGCGGATCACGCTGAGCCCACATCTGAAACGGTGACTCAACCGAGATCAACGGCGGCTTGTCAGCCTCAGGATTAGATCCGACAGTCACATACGACCTCGACAACGCAATAGAATCGAGATGCGCCTGCTGCGACTGCTCATCCAACTGGTTGTACTGCCACGTCGCCCACAAATCATCATCGCCCGAATCGGAATCCGCGAAACGGAACCCCTCAATATCCAGACGAGTCTCATAAGCATCAGCAACCAGGCGAGCCCAGTTGATAACAAGTTCAGCGACAGTCTCGCCGATCTCCTCACGCATAGCCTCAGACATATACCTAAGAGGCTGCTCGCCCTCGTAGTAGTTGTTCCAAGACGTTAGCTTTGTGCGGTCAGCAAGCAAGCCCTTTTCGAGAATCGGGATCAGATCAACTGGTTGTACATCAGCCACAACGGGCCTCCCAATCCTTTAGAAACCGACCATCTTAGAAGAGACCGGTTCAGGAACACCCAAAGCGAGTGCATCCATGCGTGCATCCCACGACAGCAATCCCGCCATGGCAATATCGATTTTGTTTGGCGAATCTCGCCGCTCTTTTTCAATCAACCAAAGCGGCTGACCTTCATCGTCAAGCATCGACAGCGGGCGCTTCACCGCCGCGCCAATATGTTCAGCAAAAGCCTTATCGGGCGAATGGGTTACCTCGCCGCTTCGCATTGCAGTCGAATACCGCTTAGCCGCAAAAGCGGTCTTGCGCAGACCGCGAGAGTCCGTATAGAACTGGATGACACGCCGGCCACCAAACTTCGACTCCAAACGCGACAACACCACATCGAAACCCTGCGCCGGGTCACCGTTCATGCGCATCACATTGAATGTCTCAAACATCGACTGGCATATAGCCTCGACTTCATCAACAGGAACCTCACCAGACTGCAAAATTGATGGATCCCAAAAACCTGCTACCCACTGCCAGCCCGTCAACACATCGGTAGCAATCAGCGCTGTAGTGTCATTCCACTTCGAGCCATCAAGCCCCAGCGTGATAGCCGACTTGTGCGGCACAGGCGGACGATCAACCGTCAACTCAGCCCACCGAGACGAATCAAACGCCTTGTTGCCGCCCTGAACGCGACGATTCAGCCACACCCGCTCGAAGTAAGACTCGTTACCGCGGCGCTTAGCCTGGTGATACAGAGACGCAATCGAGTCAACCTGACCCTCGAAGTCATCCCACTGCGCGATAGACGGGCCAGAAGCCTCGCGAATCGCATCCGCAAGCTCAACCGGGTCATCCAAGTTCTCATCAGCGCGCGGAGCGGCATCCCTGTGGAAGAAGAAAAACGTCGAGTCCTTGATCTCGCCGCGGTCGATACGCTCAGCATCCTCATGCGACCCCTGCGCAACACTGCCTTCGCCAGGCGTATACGTAGTCGTCGTCTCCAACGACCAAGCATCCGCCTTCATGCGCTTAGGAATATTCTGCAACATCGTCTCGTGCGCCTCAACAAGCCGCGCCAACGTGAAACGGTGAGTCTCATCGAAATGCTGAAAAGTAGTACGCGCACCATCACGCGAATCAGGCGAAGAAGCCAACGCGACAGCTTTACCGTCAGCGCGACCATCCTCATTCAAACGGACAATCCGATCCAAGCCGATATCGAATAAATCAGCGTCAGAGCCCATCGAACACATCACATAAAGTGCCGCGTACGCCAGATCTTCTGTCTGCTCCTCCGTATAAGCAACCATCGGAATGTAAGGGTCAACGACAGGTGCGCCGACAGGCTGCCAAACCCCATCAACCTCATGCCAGCCATCACACCGAACAGGGGCCTCAGGATGTAACTCAGCAAATGCAATCGCCGCAGCCAACTCCGTCTTCGCCGTCCCCTTACGCAACGACAAACCAAACCGCTTAAACCGCCGCTTACCAGCACGACCATGACCACGAGGAAACACTTCGTAAGCCCGGTAAATGAACGCCCGCTTGTCGGCATCAAGTTTGTACGGCTGACCCTTCAAATCCCCAGGACCATGAACCGCACGATCCTCCAACAATTCACAAACCTGCGGACCCAACGTCGGCCACGGAACCTCATCCGCAGGCGGAACCATCAGAACACCCATTACGCTCCAGACAAAGCAGACCTAGGATCGCCACCAGAAGCAGCAGACTTGAAAGTGGAAGACCGGCGCTTAGAGCCCTTATCCTGAGCCTCCTCAGAACGCTCAATCTCCCACTGGAGACGCCGTCTATCGATCGGAGACAAGCCGAAACGCTGCCCCTGCTGCCTCAGCTCACCCGCGATGCGAATGCGCTCAGAAGACGACACAGCCCGCCAGAAATCATCAGTCAGAAGCGCAAGCGCATACAGGCCGTGAACATCCGACGCATCAAACTCAGGGGCCATCGGAGACGACAACACCGAATCCCACCAAACTAACGTCAACTCATGCCACCCAGCACCATCAGGACGCGCCGGCAAATCAGGAATAGGCAGATCCTCAACAGCACGCAACGTCGCCTTCGTAGACACCTTGTTGCGCCGCTGCCGAGTGCTCGGATCTTTAGGGGGAGGGCCATTACCAGCCATCACAACCACCTCTAACTTCGGCTTATTGGAAACGACTGTCAATGTCCAGACCCGTACAGAACATAATCCGCCTTGGTCAGGGCAGAGGTGAGGGCTCACGGTTCAGCATCCCCGCCTGGGTGGGGGGTTGTGCGTGACGGGGCTAAGCGATTGTCACAGTGTTGATGGGAGCATGGGGGATCGCTGCACGTTGTCGCTGCTTGTTGAGCAGTATGTTGCTGACTTGAGCCTGGCTAATCCCATGCATGGCTGCGAGCCTGCGTTGCGTATAGTTGCCGGTTGCGTACTGTGCCTTCATTAAGAGGACAGAGCGTGAGCTGAGTTTGCATTGCGAATGCCGTTCGTCGCGCGCCATACGGTCGCGTTCGATGGCATCGTGCGCATTTTGCATTGGCGTGCCCGTGATTAAATGCGAAGGATTGATGCAGGGCGGGTTGTCACATTGGTGACGTACTAGTAGCCCTTGCTTAATCATGCCGTTCCATGCCTCGTAGGCCAGACGGTGCGCGAGTGCGCGCTTACCCATGTGGATGAGTCTGCCGTATCCGTCTTTGTCTCTAAGCCCATTCCATTCCCAACAGTCATTGGAAGTCACTGTCCATCCTTTGAATGCAAGCGACTCTTCTGCTCCCATGTTGGGTGGCGCGAACACTAGGCGTGTCGGGTCTCCATGCTTCACGAATCTCTTGTAGTGTTTGGGGCAGTAGCCTCGCGCACCGTGGTTACCTACTGGCGTAGGGCATTCGTCTACGGAACAGATACGCATTACTTCTCCTATGGATATACGAGTAGCCCCAACGCATAGGTACGTTGGGGCTACTCTTCCCGCAGTGGATCAGACTGCGGTTGTTCTGGGGTTAGCGGTTGCCGCGCCGGCCGTTACAGCTTTTGCAGAGGACTCTGAGTGGTCCTGTTTGGTTGCTGTCGCTGACTGGTGTGATGTGGTCTGCGGTTAGTCCGCCGTCGCTGGCTGTGAGTGGGTGTGCTGGTCTGCCGTATCCGGGGCAGTAGTCACCGTGTGTGTTGCGGTGCGTGTCTACTGCATCTTTACGCCTGTTGCGTTCCGTCCAGGTGAGTCCGACTTTGGTGGGTGTTGTTGCGTGCTCGTGTCTGGTGCGGGCTTGCTGGTGTTTGGTGCACCGTGGAGCGTATTGGACTTGGGGGCAGCCGAGTTCTTTGCATGGGAGTAGGCGTGCTCTTGGCATGTGTCACCTGCTTTAGCTTTGGTGTTCCGCCGCGAGGTCTTCATCATGGAAGCCTTGCCAGTTGACGCGTAGTACTGCGATGCCGTGGAGGCAGTCCATCCATTGGACTGTTGCGGTGCTGATGTAGTCGGGTCCGTCGTCGTCTGTTTGTGTGACTTCGACTGTGTCGCCGATGGTTGGTGTCTTTGCGAATTGGCTTAGGCGTACTGGTACGCATTCGGTGTCTTCGTCGATGTAGATATTGGGGTCTACTTCGATGCGCGTGTTCATGGGTTGTTGCCTTCACCCTCACACCATGACGGTGCGTCACCATGTGATGTCCATCTGGGATACGGACTGTGCCTGTCCCATGTGAATGAGAACGGCGTGAATGCCTTGAGCCCGTTGATGCGATCTTGCATGGCGTGTAGATCCTTGAGCGTGTAGCTCTCGCCCTGAGGCTTAGTGTCAGCGAGTACAGCCTTGACGATCTCTTCGGCATCAGTGTCCAACGATTTGAATTGCAGCTCTGTGTCTGCGGCAGTCAACGTCGCGTTGTGCAGTCGACCGTAGATGCTCGGGGTAAACCAGTCTGCGTCTATCCGGTAGATGTGGCCGTGAAGGATTGGTGCATCCGACTTCATGGCGCATTCGAGTGTGAGTGTGTGTCCCGTGTTGGGTTGTCCGTTGGGGATGAAGCTGAATGCTCTGAGTGGTAGCTCTGGTGTGTCAAACTCTAGTGTGTCTATGTGTTGGAGTGCTTGTGTGTATGTGGTGAGGGTAGCCATGTTGGGTGGATATCCTAAGAACGGTGCAGGCATAAAGCGGGGCTGCACTACGGGTTGGTAGTGTTATTGGTGCGGGTTATTCATTGGCCCATTTCTTCTACGTTGCCGCGATGATCTTCTACCCATTTCCATGCGTCTTCCCATGTGCGGTAGACGGGGCCGCCCTCTGGTCCGATGTAGGGATAGTGGACTAGGGCTTTGAGTAGTAGACGCGATATAGGTTCGGGCATCTCGTCACTCATTGAATAGTGCCATCAAGGTCGCCTACTGCATTGCGTGTCATCGGCGGCTCATGCTTCACGTACGCCCATGTCCCGCGGGCATGTGCACCTACGTTGCCTTTGCCGTCTTGGATTACATGGAGTACGCCGTCTGTGTCTGTGTGCCATTTGGTGGCGTTGGGGTATTCGACTGTGCGGCCAAGGTTGTCTGTGCGGGTGTTGACTGTGATCATGGTGTTCTTTCTGGTGGTGGTGTTAGCAAGTGCAGTGTTCTAATGGGCCGCAGTCTTCGCATTCAATGTCGATGTAGCGGCGTGTGATTGCTTTGTCGTGGCGGTTGCATATCCACTGCCAACGTCCGGGTAGTGGTTCTATGATGCCGTCACTGTCGCAATGCGGGTGGATGGTGTGTGCGATGTTGTCTAGTACGCACCAGGGCATTGCGCGCCATGTGCAGTGGGCGAGGATGCGCACACTTGACAGGCTCAACTGTGGCGGGCCTGTAGGGATTGCCAGCATTGTGTAGAGCTTGTCGAATGCAATGTTGTAGGCGTCTTGGATTTCGGCGGCGTATTCGTCGGTGAGTAGCATTGGGTCGTGCATGGTTATCCTCTGCGTGTGTAGCGCATCGAATGCCGCATCTGGGCATCTCGCGCCATCCATGCCGCTGCACTATCGGGCTGCTTACCGCCCTCAATAGTGCTGTAAGCGACCGCAGGGGTTGCCCGCTTCTCATGCACGTTGATGTCGGCGGGAGTCCTGTGCAGTTCCCCTGCGAGCTTCTGTACATCATCGGATGTTTTGACTGCGATGACGAGTGCAATGCCGGCGACAATGAGCGCGAGGGCTGCGATGATTACGGCGATCACTTGTGCACCTTCCGCCGAGCAAGCGGGCTACTGCGGGGGATGCGGACACGCTGCGTGTATCTGGCGAAGTCTTTGGTCTCCGCGTTCCACCACAGTTCACCGCGGTTGTCATGTACGAAGCGGGTTACTTTGAGCCATCGTTGATTGATTTGCCGCGCGGATTCTTCCTCTGTGTACTTTGAGGATTCGCCAAGGATTTCGCAGGCTGCATCGTATTCGGGTGTGCCGCGCTGAAAGTATTCGTTGCTCATCGTTTCTTCTCCCACACCACAACGAACTTGAATGGCCAGAGGATGACGATTGCGTTTGTCGACCAACCGCTAGTGTCACCCAAGGCGAGTGTGGTGCCGAGTTTGTTCAAGTTGATATTGCGGATGATGCGCGGCACGTACGGCGACCTCACTGGCGGTTGAACATATCGAAGATGTTGCCCAGCGCGCTAGGTTCAGGTTCACCATCAATTGCCCGCTGCGCACGCTTCAACGATTCCGAAGCAGCCTCAATCTTCACAAGCAAGTCGGCGTTACTGATGTCAGACATTCTTCACCCTGTTCTATATGTCTACGGATCGATCAATGTGTCGTGCATACGTGCGGCCCTCAAGACACACCACACGCCCATCCCAACGCCTACCGCCAAGATCAATGGTTGCGTGTTGCGCACCCTGCCAACGCCATGCATCGTCAATGAGTATGCAGTCGGCGGGCCATTCGGCGGGTTGTTTGATGCTGCCGAGGAGGTTCCAGTAGCGGTCCCATATGCGGATCATCAGAATTCTTCTCCGCCGACCTCGTATACATGCTCGGAGATGTCCACGAGTTCTTCAACTTCCGCCAGCAACCCCTTCAACGAATACGTGAGTGGTCCACCATGCGGCGTATACAAACTCGAATCGGACTCGATCACACCATCCTCAGTGAACCGTTGTTGCCCTATGACTGTGACGTAGTGGCTGACGGTCCATTCTTGGTTGGTGCCGCGGGATTCTTCGGATGCTGCTACGAGTTCGCGTAACGCTTTGTCGTGTGCCGCGTATGCATCGCTCAACCGTGTCATGTCAACGACCTAACCTTGATCGGCGCGAGTCAAGGCTCACGGCTAGAAGATGTTCAGATTCGACCAGCCGCGAGACGCATGATGGCCGATAAGCATGCCCAGCATCCCTGCAGGCGACCACACGCCATACTGGTGCAGCATGTACTCGGAGGAACGTTCAGCTTCCAACGCGGGGCAGCCGAACAGTGTGCGTCCCTCAAACTCGTTGGTGTAGAAGTGGTGGTAGTGCCCAAAGAAGTAGAGTGGCACCGCGCCGAGACGTTCAGTGTTGCCGAGGATCTGCCGTTCGATCGCACCGCGAGTCCGGGTTTCGGTTGACGTTCCGCGGCCCTTCTCAATGTAACCGTGCGAGAAGTAGCATTCCTTGCCGCTCAGGTTGACGAGGACGCCCGGTTCACCGTTTCCGATAGTCCAGTCAATGTGCGGGCCACCGAAGCTCTCAGCCTCATTGAACAGTTTCTGCACTTGACGGGCAATGTGCGTCGAACTGTTGTCGTTATGGGTGGTTACCGGGTCTTTGCCGCCGTTACGTGTCCACTCTCCATGATTCGAGATGACGGACGATGCAGAGATCGGGATGCCGAGTTCAGCTACTTGCTTGAGTGTCCATACGCGTAGGTCAAAGTCGAGTTCGAGCTGCTGCGACAAGTTGAGTTCTACGGTGTGCGGCTGGTTTTCGTAGTTGTTGCAGACACCTTCGGTTTCGTCGCCCATCCATGCGACATGCACACGTTCGGGGCTGTGTCCTGCGTCTTGGAGTGTGCGGATAGCTGCAGCGTGCCCGAGGATGCCGCGTTTCCAGTTGGCTACAGCTTCTTGTGTGCCCTTTTTGCCCAGCTGCGGGTCTGCTACGACGATGACGTAGGTGTTCGCGGCGGAGACTGCGTCTTGTGCCGGCGTTGGGGCTTTGAGTTGGCCGCGCCATTCTGCGTAGGCTTGCTGCAGTGGCTGTGCTGGCTTCTCGATGAGTTTGTAGCGGTAGCTGGTGACTTGTGTGCCGTCCAACTTCCAGCGGGTGGTGACTGCTGGTGGTGCGGCGAAGGTCACCTTTGCGGGGTCGTGTCCGCAGGTTGTGAGTATCGCGTCGTAGTCACTGTTGTTGTGTGTGCCTTCGATGCTGCTGTTGTGCGTCTCAGGCTCGGGGACAGCGGCTGGGGGCTGGGGTGAAGCTTGCGTAGCTTTCAGTAGTTCGGCGAGCTTGCCCACAATCCACCTCTGTCTAATGGCAGAAGAGGCCTACAGGCGCATAACGTCCCGTAGACCTCTTCTATCTCGTTGATGAGGGACCTTGCTCTCACCGTTTATGACGCCGCGGCTCGTCGTTTTTGTATCCACGGGTTCCATACACTGGCACCGTAAGTGCCGAGTTTCATGTAGAAGCCTCTGCGGTGGCGTCTGATGCCCCAACTCCTGTTGTTGCTCCAGTCGCATCGACCTAGCCACTCGATGCCGACCGCGCCGAAGCTGACGGTGTTGTCGCCCATCAGTCCGGCTTGTGTTGTTTTGAGTAGTTCCGCTAGCTTCCCCACGAGTCCACCTCTGTCGCTTTAGTCGATCCATTGGCCGATGCGGCGTTCCCAGTTGCGGGCATCGAGGTCTGTGTCGCCTGAGCCGTTGACTTCTTTGACGGCTTCGCGGAGTTCGTTGCGCACTAGGGCACTGTCGTCTGCGGTTTCCCATACTCGGGCGATGATGTATCCCTCTAGTGGATTGTCGCGCCTATCGGTATGGCTCACGTAAACCTCGCTATTTGCGACACGCCGATATGACCTCGCGTTTACGCAGAAATGTAGGCAAATGGCGGATGTACGTATATATTGGATATTAAGCGTTGATTACCTCCGCTTTCACCGAGAGGCCCACTGTGACCGTCACTCAATCTGTAACTTCCAAAATCTGCACAGAGTGCGATACCGATAAACCGTTGGACGACTACAGTCCCGCAAAACATGGGAAGTATGGGCGTCAAGCAAAATGCAAGGCATGCAAAGCCGCCTACGCGTTAAGCCGTCTATCCGATCCGTCGAAGCGCGCTAGTAAACAAGCGCAGGAGCGTGAGCGTCGAGATAATGACGCTGAGTACCGGGCGAAGAGGAACGCGCAGTCACTGGATCTTAATCTCAAACGGTACGCAGGAGACGCCGAGTTTCGCGCTAAGGCTTTGGATGCATCGAAGCGCCATGCTGCAGCCAATCCACATCTAGTGTGGAAGAAGACCGCAATCTATAGGCTCAAGCAGTTCGGTTTTTTGCCCGTCGTGGAAGACTTCACGCGAGACGACGTTGTTCGCGTCTACGGCGATGAATGCTTCTACTGTGGCGGAGAGTTTGTGGAGCTGGATCACTTCAAGCCAATCAGTGCTGGCGGGCCGCATACGCTAGCCAATGTTCGCCCCTGCTGCAACGATTGCAATTCCATCAAGCGCGCACAAGACGGCGACACTTTTTCAGCCGGAATGCTTAACTTCTAGGCAGATGGGGGACACTAGGTGTAGTGTAGTCAGTACTTGAGTTAAACTGACTCTTACGCGTTAACACGTCCTGATCAGTTGCTCGTAAAGTTCGTTCTAACTTCAGAATCTTTTCACACTAAAAACACCCAATGATGCTTTTCCATTGGGTGTTTTTGCCTACCCGGCGAGGGTGTCGTTCATCAGCAGTTGAGCTTGTCTCTCTTGCTCCTGCTGTAAAAGATTTCCCTTCGGGGTTAAAAGAGGTCACGTGCTCAGCGGCAGCCAGCAGTGAAGTTCACCTGCATGCCGCTCTTAGAGAAGCGGTTGCCGTCGATGCTCCGGAACATTCCGGTAACTGCCGAGCGAGTCGCAGCGTTTGAAATGCGGAACACGCCCGATGAAACCCGACGAACTACGGTCTCAGTCGGTGCCGTCTTTGAGTATCCAGTGGATGTGATCCCAGTGCTCATATTCGCCGGCCTCCAACCATTTGCCGCATTCACACCATGAGTCGTATTCGCTGTCGGTACCGTCTGTGTGACTGTAGGTGTGGCCTGTAGGCAGTTTGTTGTCGTACCAGAGGTCCATGTACACGTCATGGCGAGACGACTCACTCATTGGTGCGCGCGATCCGATACCCGTTTTCAGCCAGCTTGCTTTCGACATGGGCAGCGATATCGGCAGGGTGTCCGCTAGCAAGCGCGTCTAGGATCGCAGCGCTGATAACGTTGCGGTACTTCTCCTGCTCATCCCACACGTTCACTTGACCATCCTCAGCCCATAGTTTGCGCCACGCTTGCATACTTCCCACGTACCCGTGACTTCACCGTTGCTGATGGACGCACGCTGCGCAAGGTCGCAGAAGTCGGTCGCAAACATTTCCCAACGCTTCCCTGTGCCAGTCAACTCAAACTTTATTGATGATCGGCCGCGAGTCATGCCCACAACTGTCATCGTGGCGTTGAACGGCGTGTTGGGCACATGGGGTGTCGGATAGTACACGTATGCACCGTCGACCCATTTGCGGGCGTTGCGGACTGGGTAGCCGAGCATATTGCCGTCATCGTCTACTGGATATTCGGCTAGACCAGTCATTTCTTCTCCCTGTAGCAGACACATCTCCGGCCGTAATGATCCTTGTGCGCGGTCAACCCGAACCTCGCGTCAGCCAACTGCAACTTCCCATGCAACTGCGCCATCGAATTCGACTGATCCTCAAACACCCGCAACGCTGCCTGATCTTCACTGTCGAGTTGGTGTTGCCACTCCCCCACCACACACCTAGCCATCACGGCCGTCCTGGCATCGCGTCGTACAGTTGCCGCCACTTCATGCACTGGGCTTCTGCTTTGCGCCGCCAATGGAATATCTCCCGAAGCACCAGCTTGCCGTTGCGATATAAGCACGCCTCGTACGTGTTGGGTATCCCTGGCGCACCGAACACGTTGAAGAGCTGCCCGTAATCGAAGGTGTATTCACTAGCGCCCGTACGCATTGCTGCCTCTCAGTCGTTCACAGCGAGCAAGGACAACGTCTCCGCCCACCGCTCAATCTCGGCGTCTACTAACTTCTGGTACTCAGCGCTCGGATAGATGAACTCGGCGTCCATGAGTGTCCGTTCTGTAGGCCAGGAGCCTACGTAATCAACGGCGGAACATATACCACCGAATGGCGCTTGCAAGCAGCTCATGGAAGAAATCAAGAATCATGGCGCTTACCCATATCATCGACATGAGGCAAATCGTGACCTACCAGCAGCCCACAGTAATACGACTCATCGGCGCTGTAACCGCAATCAGGCGCGGGGCAATCATGCCTATGCCCGTGATCGCCGCAAAAGTACTCGCCACAACCCGGCTCATCAGCATCCTTGAAGCCGTCAGGATTGACACCGCATAAGTAGCCGAGACCACGATCAATTTCCCGCATGCAACCATTGAAATCACACTTGGCTTCGACCGCATACCCAGCCTCGCGGCCATCAGGGAGCACATAGCTTGCGTATCCCATTAGCGCACCCCTGCCTCAATCTTCGCCGCCAAATTATCTGTGTACGTACCACGAGTACCAGGCTCAATCCGCCGCGAATACGACACATGATCCCCACGCTTGGAATACCCATCCAACTGCCAGCGTGCACGAGCGAACTGTGCCGCTACCCCGCGCGGGTCACGCCAATTCACCACAACCTGCTGCATCTGCTGCGCCGCAAGCCGAGACTTCGTAGACGCCAACCATCCACCCGTGAGCGTGAGGCCGGCTGTGCTGTCTGCAAGCCACCGTAAGGGGCTGTTCACATCTGTGAGGGGTATCGGGTCACCCGGATCATTCGCGCGCCACACGGGGAAGCTGCCTGTGATTGGCCGGCTACCCGCAATCCCCCACTGAGTACTCGCAACATTCACACGCGGGTTACTGGGGTCAGCGATCAACGCAACACCCGACAGCGACAAGCGCGGATGCTTGCCCGCGCCAATCTCCGCAGCAACCATCGACGCAAGATCAGCACCGCCAGAAAATCCGATCAGCACGACACGTCCAGGCGCTTCATCAATCATTCTGAGGAGGATGGCTCTACCGTCCCGCAACGACTTCTCATACGCCGCACCACCCACACCCGACACCGGGCCATACTGGGCACCCCACGGAACCTCGCGGGCTTCAAACCGTGAAGACAACTTACGGGTAACCTGCTCACACATCGATCCCACAGGCCCCTCATTGATCCCGCGGCACCGCAACACTCGGACGAGTTCAGTCAACAGGATCAACCTCCGGGCATAGATAATCTAAAGCTTCCTCATGCGTATCGTGATCTTTCCAATCACAATCGCCATACATCATCTGAATCCCGCCGCCATAGTTGTCAGCTTCAATCAAAATCTCAACGCCGCTGACCTCGACCGTTTGATACCAAGTCGCGTCATAGATTCGATGGGCGAGACGAACCAGCCTCCAAGCAATCCACTGCCGAGGACTCACAAATCACGCTCCGTAATGCTTGAGACGATCTATTCTAAAGTCAACCCATGAATCGCCGTTCTCAGCACGCACAATCGGCAACGTCTTAGCGCCACCCGAAATCTCCAACGCCCGATCATAAGCACCATCAGTCACAGTCACATCAATCAAATCAACATCATGCCCCGCCGCCGACAACCTCTTAGCGGTAAGCTTGCAACGCTGGCACCCTGGGCTAGAGAACACTTCGAAATGCACTGAACATCCTTGCAATTGTTGGATAGAACTATCAAACAGTATGGGGCTATATGGGGTATTCCCCTATAAACGTTTGCCGCCTTTTGTTCTCGCAGGAGGCGTAACTGCGGTCGCGCTTGCGGGACGGTGCGCGACAACCGAGTTAAGCCCTCACCGCTTCACCGCTGAACGGGAGGGGCACTGTTGTGAGGGAATACGTGCACAGTGGAGGGAATCGAACACCCGACACGCGGTTTTGGAGACCGCTGCTCTACCACTGAGCTACGCCGATAGAAGCCAGCCCCGCGCGGTGATCGAAGTAAGGGATACCCGAGAGTAGATCCTTGACCACCATTGCGCGGGACTGGTTAACAGCTCGTAGAGCGATTCCTAGGACACTCCACGGCGTGCCCGCTGAGAGAGTCGAACTCTCAACCTTCGGTACCTAAAACCGACGCCTCTGCCAATTGGGCTAAGCGGGCTTGCTCGGATTACGCGCCGAGTCGCGAGCGTGGGGCCACTGCCATGCGCCGCAGACCGTGCACAGTCATACGGAGGGGGAAACGCCGAAACGTTCACGATCCCTGCACCCAAGTACATCCTCGAATTGGTGACGCAGCCGAGGATGACTGCGAGATAACGACCTCCCAGCCACTACCACATGTTGTGCATCAAGGGGGACACCCGCTCAATATCTTGGGGTGCCCCCCGCCTCAACCACCCAACACAAACAACTCTAACTGCCCACTGTCACACGCCACTTTCGCCGACATGCGCCCAAATCTCTTGTGCCCCCGCCCAGGACCATGAATGAACCGACGATTTTGCATCTGCAATTGGGTTGCAGCCTGACGCTTCAACGTATCTGCCAGCGCCAGCTTGAGTGTGGACTGCCCATACTGCCATTGACCGTTAGAGAGCCTGCGCGCACGCACTATGCCGAGTTTCCGCCAGCGGTAGAGAGTGCTCCGTGATCGGCCAATGTAGTGTTGTGCTTCTGTTTCGGTGAGCCAGGTGGTCAAGACGGTCACCCACTTCTACTTTTCGAGCGCCCTACGTGCAACGAACTCCACATGAGAGCTGGGTGCCGACACCTTCGCAATGTGCTCCAGCGTCTCTCCAAGCCACGCTATTTGACGCCGCGCATCAACTAGCGCATCATCCATTTTCTCAGCCCCAAGTGGATACCATCCGGCAGCAATGACGTGCTCCGCCAACGCATTCAGATCGAACCGACCGTCCAGCACCGTCGAACCAAGGCTACTGTCATCAACGTAGCCTCCACCACACCCAGCCGATTCATCCGCGCCGAGGGTTTCCCCGATCAGTTTCGCCAGTGCATCTCGATTACTCATAGCGTCCTTCGTTTCGATTCATGTTGCCAACGCCCTACGTGCGACGGAAGCGATACGGGAATTAGAATCAGCCAATGCCTCAATCAGGTCGAGTGCCGTTCTAAGCACCGCTATTTCCTGTCGGGCACTGAGTGACACTGCATCCAATTTCTCAGCGCTAGAGCCATCCCTGGCCCGCTTAAGGCGTGCCTCCATCACCCGCATATGGCCGCCAATGCCCGACGCCCCACTAGTACGCTCACGGCAATACACGTCAGCCTCAAACGCAGTCGGGAAATACTCTGCATTACTGTTCGGCGTATTGCGTCCAGGTGCACACCAATACGAACGACACTCAAACGTCCCATCGCTACGCCGAGCATAGAACCACCACACGTCATCATTGTTGACCACGCCGCCACGTTGACCGTTCTCATCCGGCACCGGGATTGCAGTCGTATCGTAAGTTCGCACACGATCCGAGCGCTCCCGACGTATCCGAGACTCTGCCCGATGTAGCGCATCCCTGGCCTCTTCGACGCTTAGCTCAGTCACGATACTGTCCCCTCTCCGCCAACCGCTCCAACACCACCACAAGCCGCGACAACGTCAACGCTATATCCCGCATGTGGATGATCGACTGCTCACGATATTCACGCTTAGACAAACCATCAGCCGACATCCCATCCCCCCGAGTTCCCCGCATGATCCGCCCGAACCTCAGCAAGCATCTTCCTGGCCGCTCTACGCGCCGTAGCGGGACACAAATGCCAACCCCAGGCATCCCGCCAAAAGACCCCTGGAGCGCCGTAGAAGTGGTAGCTGTAAGAAAACCACCCGTCACGGGTTACGCGGCATTGTATCTCGTGCGCTGACTTATTCTTGACCACGCTATAGCCGCCTTCCTTCAGCGCCGATAGCGCATGGTCTGCGATTGCGCCGGCATCACCGGAAACTTCCGTGCCCCAGAACCTGGCCATGATTGCCGTCCGCGCGCCGCTCATATGTTGAACCCCAACTGCCCATCATCCGGGGCTTCCACCTCAACCTCATCACGATAAGCATCCCGCAACCACCCAAAACCACGCATAGTCACAGCACGCACACCACCCACCGACATAAACATCACCCCATCATCATCAACCCACCCATGATCAAACAAGTCCAACAACCCCGCGCGAGCATCCAACACCGGCCGCAAATCGTCATACAACAACCCGCGCGCGACACCATCTGACCGCCGCCACACAGCACCACCAACCGGAATACCGAAATGCTCAGCCCACTGAATTAGTGTCGCCGCTTCTAAATCCGCAGCCTCCAACGTCCCCACATGCAACGGCGGCTTAGACGTGAAATTGTGGACCTGCGCAATCTCCGTATCCACCTCCGACTCCACAATCGACGGCTTCCCGAAGAACAAAGCGCTGCGCAATTCCGAAATAATCTCAGGGGTTTCACTCACCAACGTGCGCAAATCCGTCAACGACCCTCCAATTCCAGCCGCAACCGAGCCAACCGCGACATCGCCACATCCGACCACCCAAACCTGGCCTGAATCTCCGGCAACGCATCACAACCATCGCCATCCTCATCGCCCCAACCCGACACAATCCCGTACAACCACGCATCCTCGCGACACTCGCCCCAATCCTTCGAGGAGAACGAACACATGTCGCCCAGCGAACCCGTAATTGTTTCAGCGCCAATGCTCATATTGCTGCTCCTTCGCTGAACTTTTGCCCCGCAGCAGTCACATGAGGCTCCACATGCCCCTCACAAAGCACGCAATCCACGACCCACTGATGATTCGTGCGGTCCTCATACGTTGAACGCACCAACCCTTTACGGCACGGCGGCTTAGACGGCACAGTCACACCGCCTCCACATCAAACAACGAAACCTGGCCAAGAACCTGCTCCCGCACAACACGACCCTCAGCCACCACCCGACGCGCCTCCGCCATAGGAGCCGCATCCATCACCGCCCGATTACGCACCCGAAAACGCTTCGCAATCCAATCGAACGCTTCCTCTTTGCTGCGCCCCTTCTCGATTCCCTGCTCTGCCTCATGGAAATCGTGGACAATCCCCACCCGGTACTTCTCATACGCATCCACCCACATAGTGGCACAAACTCTGATCGCCTCCAGCGAGTCAATATGACCGGTCAATAAACCTGCATCAAGACCGTTCACCCGGAGCATCTCGCCAAGCTCGTTAACGTGCTCCCACGTCGCCTGGAGTTGCCGGTCCAGATCGGCGGCGCGTTTCCCCGACTGATCTGCCATGCGAATGTAGTAGGCAAGTTTTTCTTCGTCGTTCACGCAGATACCTCCAAAGCCACCATCGGCAGGGAGAGCGCATGCCGGTCCAGCCGAGGCACATTCATCCCTACAATCTGCGCAGCCATCGTGCACATAGTCAGGGCATCAGCCGTATCCGAGTTCCTGATCACGACATCCGGCCAAAGCTCCTGAATGCCAGCGCGAACAGCCTTCTTATCGGCATTGCCGTTACCCGTCGCAAACTTTGCGCGAGTCTTCGGCGGACACACACCAATCGGAACCCCCAACGCCGCAACATTGTCGTACAACATCCACCACAACCCACTGCGATCCCACACGCCCGGATCAGTCGACCGGAGTGCCGGCCCCTCAATGATCACCAACGTGTCATCGGGTTTGATGAATGATGCGATCTCTGTCGACAACCGTTTGATGCGCGCATGCCGCGTGCCGTAGGAGTCGGCGCGTGTTCCCGTGGACTTGACTGTGATCAGCTCGGGCGCATTGTCTTCGCCGATGATGCAAATTCCTGTAGACGTGAGGCTGGGGTCGACTGCGCATACGTTGCGCTCCCCTGTCACGCGAGAGTCTCAGGTAGCCGTACAGGCATGAGTAGTGTGAGGAAGTCGCTATGCCCAGCCACAAACGGTCCGTCGCCCTCCGCGATTTCGCCATCAGCGGCACGCATAATCGCCGGACGGCCAGGCTTCGTGAATCCCATCTGCACATAGTCAGCATCAATGGAGTTCAAAGCCTCCGACAGAAAGCCGGGGTTGAACGCGATGTGGATGCCTGGACCTGACAGGACTGCCGGCAACTGCTCTTCGCCGGAACCCTCAGCACCACCGGACGCCAGCGTGACTGTGTCTCCCTCGAATGTGAGGCGGACTTGCGCGCCACGTTCAGCTACCACAGCCATGCGCTTGACTGCATCCACGAGGGGCTTGATCTCCACGACTGCGAGGGTTGTGTGCTCGCTGGGGATCAGCTGCCGGAACTTCGGGAACTCAGCGTCGAGCAGTCTCGTGGTCACACTGCGCCCGTCTGCGATGAAACCGAACAAGCCCGCCCCATCACCAATCGCCAGGGCAACATCACCGATACCGGAAGACGTTTTCGCGGTGTCCGCCAATGCTTTCGCGGGGATGAGCGCGGATAGTTCTGCGGGCATGTCTGTACCGGGTGTCCATTCAAGTTCCCGGACTGCCAACCGGAAGCGGTCTGTGGCGGCGAGCGTAATCTTGTCGCCGGAGATTTCGACGCGCACACCCGTCAACATGGGCAATGTGTCATCGCGGCCCGCCGCGGTGGTTACCTGCGCGATAGCCTGCGCATACACCTCCGCATTGATACTCCCCGAGTTCTTCGGCGAGTCCGGAAGCTGCGGATAGTCCTCGACACTCATCGTCGGCAAAGTGAACTTGGAACTGCCACACTGCAACAACAGCGTGTTGCCCTCAATGCGGGCGTCCAGCTGCTTGCTCGGCAGACTCTTCGTAATGTCCGCCAACAACTTCCCCGACACCAGAACTACACCCTCAGCGTCAATTTCAGCGCTCACGGTTACTTCGGTGGATGTCTCGTAGTCGTAGCCGGCGAGAACCAACTTTCCGTCCGCCGCGACAATCTTCACCCCGCTCAGAATTGGGACCACTGCCCTGGCCGGTAATTGTTTGGCAACCCATGAGGCTGCATCAGCAAAATCTTCCCTAGAAGTACGAAACTTCAACACAAGTCCTAACAATGGGATGGGGGCAGACATGCGGCCTGCCCCCACGAGTGAAGTGGTAGTTAGAGAACCTCAGTGAACGGCGCGTACTTGTCGTCGCCATCCTCAGCGCTAGGCCAGTTCCACGGATTGTCCACACCGTCACGTTCCCAGTAGTCGCCTTCTACGTCGCGCACTTCGTTTATATCGTCCGGGATGTCTTCGATGCGCTCGAACTCGCGCGGCTCCGATACCGGGGTGCCGATAACCTCGGTGAGTTGCCCGTAATTGCTCAGCCAGTAACTCCATGCAGCATGAGTGTTATCGGACGAATCAATCCTCCGAGCCCACCATCGGCTTACCCCATGCGGTTTAGGTCCGTAGTCCCCGTACTCAATCCGCACATCCCCGTCAACTCCACTACCGCTCAGGGCGATGGTTTCTTTGTCGGCAGGTTCTGGGTCACCAACATTGAATACCCGCGCCACAGGAGCCCCCACAGGGGCAGCAATAGCCTCAACCGCATCCACATGCCCTAGCCGCGACAGCTCCCGGTCCAGATACCAACGCGCTTTACGGATATCCTCGACAGCCGAACTCGACTTCAATCCGGCACGCCAAATATATTTCGTGGCATTGCCCAAATTGAAGTTCATATGTTCGGTGACAGTGATGCATTCGACGCCGCTGGGGTGCGATGTGTAATGCTTTGGATGCTCTACTGGATCACTCATTGACTGACACCACCCGATAGCCGCCGAAGCCCTGCACCGTTTCCATCACGCCGATGTCATCGCCCTCGGCCCAGATGCTGCGAACCATCTCTTCGCGGGAGGACGGCACATCGTATTCAACTAGCACCCTCATTCGGTCACCTCCGCCGCATAGTCAGCGGGCGGACCATCCGGAACGAAGTCCCCGAATCCCCTGCAATGCGCGCAATACTCCGGGATCAACTCTGAACGCACACACAAACCATCAACCAACACAGTCTCAACCACCCACAACCACCGCTTCCGCAACAGACTTAGGCAACTCATCATTCTCAACCAACACCTTGAAACCAGTACGCGCCGCAGGCAAATACACGATCACACCCTCAGGCCGCATAAACCCTCGTGCAGCCTCAGAACCGTTACGCACCAAATCCGCAACCACCGCATCAATCTTCGCCGTATCGAAAGCGCCCCGATGCAACACAGGCACCACTTCGAGCCTGTCGACGCCGGCTACATCCTCCGGCTTCCAGCGTTCACTGTTGAACAGGGAGAACCGTTTGTCCCCGTTCACGAGCCCGTAGGCGCGTTGGATTCCACTGCCCCACCATTCGCCGTAGTGGTAGCCGGGACCAAGCGTGTCCGCTAGTGCTCCGGCGTTACCCCACACCCAGTTGGCGAACCCTGCGTTGTCGTTGTCTGGGGTGATGACGCGGTTGCGGGATTGTGCCCCGACTTCGCTGGCGTCTTCGTTGATGTAGATGCACGCGTTAGTGCCATCAAGTTTCTCCGTAATCACCATCCCCCGCCGAAGTCTTGCAGTTTTCGGCCAAGCCTTGAACTCAAACTCTGATGTACCCAATGCCACAGCAAACCCCAAACCTAGAAGTAACGCACACCCAACAAACGACCCTGGCGATTCAACTTCGCCACACAATGCCCACACGCAAACCTGCTAACCGGTGCAGCACTATTCGATATGTAATCCACATCAGCAACCGCATCCGCTGGCCCACAAGTGACTACCGGATACTGTTCGACGTAGCCCCACACCATTGCGCATGGAATGTCGAAGTCGATAGCCGTCAAACTGTCACTGCGATAATCCGCTGCCGTACTCAATACTCATCCTCATCACGAACGCCATGACGCAGTACACGCCACGACTCACCGACACGCTCAACAACCTCACGCTTAGTCCGCCGATAGCCGAGAGTGATCCGGCCACGCCACGACGCCTCCCATGCGGCACGAGCCACACGAGCCGCCTCATCCGCTGCGCGCTTAGCCATGAACACGTCAACCGCGCCGGCATCCCACGACTTCAACAGGTACGCCCGCAACTCATCCTCAGTCGGCCGAACCCACACTGGCTGAGGCTCACCGACAATCTCCGGCCCACCCAAACCCCACGGGCGAAACCACTCCCGATACGGTGGACGCATAAACTCCAACGCATCCCACGCGATAGACGACTTACTGTGCATCGCACGCCACGCCGCCATCACATCCACATACTGTTCGGCGGACACATCATTCACGGTTTCTCCCCCTCATCAGCAGCAGTGAGGGGGAGCCAGCCGGTCACGTACTCGTCGCGGTATTCCAGCCGAACCGTATCGACGCCAGGCAAGCCGTCGAGCATCTTCTGGTGCAGCTTGAACCATCTCTCGGCTTCTTCGCGGTCACAGCCAAACGTCTTCGGCGACATATACCTGTGACCAAGAGTCGATGCGGCCTGGTAGGTGCGGACTATGCCGTCGCTGGGCACGATGCTGTAGCCGGCGTCCGTCAGCTTCGACACCACATGCGCAGCGAGATCCGTCAACGTCATCATGTTCGGGAACGCTCCCCACAGTTGCCCATCCTCACGCGTACCGGGTGTTCCGTTTCGGCCCTCAGTTGCAACATCCCGCATACCTTCCGCGATGATGTGCACAGGGTTTGATGTACTCACACTCACAATGCAACCTCCGACGTTTGATGTACTCACACTCACAATGCAACCTCCGACCACTCAGGAACATCCCGAAACACAAGCAACCAATCCCTCCCCGGCTCCGATGAACGCAACTCTTCCAACTCCCTCTCTGCATAAGGCCGAAAGACAGTCTCATCGCCAAAGGGGCGCACCTTGCCCGCTATCGTTCGATAACCGACCGCATACCTTCGCCGCCACGGAATGGCATTCTCCAAGTCGCTCACGGCAGAACTTCCTTCTCGGTGATGCGATACATGGCACTCTCATCCCACTCACTATCCGCAGCATCCACAAACCCAAGCCAAGCCATTCCCAGATTTCTGTCGCGATCAAGCCACACAGCGCCCGCGACAGAAGCCTGCGCTTTCTCCAAGCTTGAATAGACGCCCTCAATGTAGAAAGGTTCATACTGTTCATGGCTGGACTCAAGCAGCCAAACCTTCGCCGGCGCGTTCAATGGGTCATCCACCCTTGCGTAGGTTTGATCTGCCGCGTATCCGCCTTATCGAACCGGCCATTACGCAAAAGCTGTCGTGCACGATTACGTTCAATCCTGCGAGTCAACCGCTTCGCCCACGGGGCTTCACGCCCGTAATAACTGCTCCACCACGGGAGGCCCTTATCCGAATCGCTCACAATCCAACCTCCGGTCCTGCATGCGTAACCAGCTTCATATAAAACTGCTCGCAATACTCGGCCATGCCTGGCCCCGAACCTCGAAACATCATCAGATGCTTCAACTTCTCATACTCTTCCAGCGTCTCCAGCGTGATAGTCACTGGCGAAAACTGTCTATCCTGCTTGACTATCAATGAACTACCCTCTCATTGATATAGAAGTGGGTGAACGAACCCAACTCGTCATCATCGTCATCATCAACGCTCGCAAACCAATCCTCTTGCGGAGGCTGAGACACCCAAACGGCGTCTGGCACCGAGGCCTTTGCCTTCCCCAGCGACGAATAGAACCCCTGAGAAAAAATGGTGTCATCATCGCTACCCAGATATTCGACTTCCCAAATCGTGAGAGAATCGCTCATCGCAACGTCACCCAAGCCCCAAATCCGTTCATCAAAGCAAGCACCGCTGACGTACAGACCGTGAACACCAGAACACCCCAAAACGGCATCCCCGGTAGCAGTAGAAAGATCGCCATGTTGAATACGAAGAATGCAATCAGGCTCACGACGAAACAACACAAGCCGATCTTGGCCGCGGCGTGACCCCGCTCCATCCACTCATCGTAAGATTTAAGAAAACGGCTCAACTTATCCCCTTTTCGTTTCACAACCTGGCCGTGCGCGATGACCTCGTTGCGTTTCAGATACGGATTGGCGGCAGTCGAGCGAGGCTGCCGCGACTTCAACAGTTGAATGGTGTGCCACGCACGCGCTTTTGAGTGGCGGAGCGACCGGCGCATCTCCCTCACGTTTCCTTTTCTGGCATCGGGTACACAGGCAACGCACCCAACTCCTGTAACCGTTGAATAAGGTAGTAGCGTTCACAAGCCTTGGCAGGCGACAGACACCCATTACGGTTATGCCTGCCGCCTGGCGCAAAGTCTTCGATGGACGGAATGATTACCACCTTTCGGCAGGGCTTGAAGTCGGGGCGCTGGCCCACGGATCTTTACCGCCGCCGCCCTGCCCATCACGCTTCTGCATAGGCGCACCCGCAGTACGAACAGTCATCTCAACCGACTGCCCCTCACCGCCGCCATCCTTCTTCTCATAGGCCCGCAAGTACAGTTCGCCCGAAAGCTCAATCTCCTGCTTAGCCTCAAAGCGGTCGTTAATGTATTCGGCCAAAGGCCCCCACGCTGCAGCCCTCACCACAATCCCCTTATCGCGCTCCCACTGGCCCGTAGACTCATTCTTCTTATCCTTGTTGAACGCCACCGGGAAGTTAGCGACAGACTGGCCGGAAGGCAGAACCTTGAAATCAATCGGTGCGATGATGAAACCGACACCCGAAATCTGGGGAAGACGTGACATGTTTGTACTCCATTTGATTGAACGAATGATTGGGAAAAAACAATGGCACCGGGCGCAACAATGGCAGGCCTCAAGTGTCCCTCAAAGGAGAATATGTAAGTAGAACATATGTGCGAACGCAAAGTCAATAGCAAGCGAAACTATCTACGTCACGATCGGGTCACAGTAGACGATTGCGTGCGTGCCTCGATGCGTTGGCGCTGCGACTCCCACCACGCACATGTTTCAAGATGCTGCGGATAATCCTCGATATCCCGGCGCAGTTGCAGCCATGCCGCTACAGGCATCACAGCCCTAGCGCCCCCGCGATGTCCGGTGGCACAAACCCTGGCGGCTTCAGAATCTTATTGTCAGCCCGCCGCAACACTTTCCCGGCAACCACCTTCGACAAATTCGAGCGCGTCACCTCATCCGCCGCACGCCTCGCACCCACACTCCCCGCGGTCTCCAACGCGCCACCAAACGCGATCACCGTGATGTCATGGAACGCATCCACCATCTCCACAAGACCAACGTCACCACCCTCGCGGGCCTCCTCCACCACATCCGCGACCACTTCATCGGCGGCGCATTCGAGGTAGTCGTAGAGGTCATCGAAGCCGACAGCCTGCATCAACTCCGTCACTTCCTCCACCAACAGTTTCAAACGCAACGCAATCACATTTGCCGCGGGGATTGCCGGCGCATCAGGGATCGGATGCTGGGCCGCACGCAGAAACTCTTCTGTCCCATCCAACAAATTCGGCAACGTCACTTCGGGTGGTCTCCTTCAAGATCGCCAAGACGATTAACAGTCAACTTCTCCGCCAAATGAATTGCAGCCTCGCGTGAACTCAAATACCGCGAAGCCTCCTCGCCGCTATCTTGCGGCTGCAACTCGTGGCGCTCTAGCTCCCAACTATCGGAGCAGATGACGCGGCTGTAGTTGAAGCCTGCGAACGTCTTGCGCGCCCTGATTTGTACGTAGACAATCTCGCCGCGCCAGTCATGGTCCCAATGCTGCCCGATACGGAAGAACTGGCCGTTCGGGAGATCAGGTAGCAGCGGATGCGTCTTCACTGTCATCGGCTGGCCTCCCAGATCAACAGCGGCTGCAACACGTGCTGCCCAACCCACGTCGACAACCAATCGAGTATCAACGTCAACACCCCATCAATCACAAAACATCATCCCCAACCATCGCCCGACAATCCGAACACACATAATCCGCATTACCCGTAGCCTCACGTTCTTCAAGGCAGCACGCGCAACTCATCGCACCAGCCCGAACGCGGCACCCAAATCCTCAACCCACTGCGGCGTTGCAGGAGCGCCAGGGCCGCGCAACAGAACTTCCTCCACCTGCTCCACACGCCCCCAACGCTTCACCCGTCGCGACCCCGCAGACTCGCCACCATTCTCAGGCAGCAACTCCCCCACATACACGGGAAGCTTGCCCGTATCCGGCTGCCAAAACACTGTGTTAGTCATTTCTGTTTCCCTCCAACGCATACTTCGCTGCCTGCCTTAGGCTGTTCTCTGCGCCTTTGATGTATTGGCTCCACCACATCCACTCCGCCACAGCGTCATGATCGAAACTGCGCGTTGGCGTCAAATCGGCGCGAATGCCAAAGTAAGCAACATCCTGCGCAAAAGCTCGCAGACGCAAGAGTTGTGGAGATTCACCTTCACCCCCGCCACCGCCTGGCACATCCCCAACAGTTTTCCAAGCCATCACATTTCTCCTAGGTTTCCGATACGCGCCTGATGAGACGCAAAATCCTTAGACAAGCTGCCTTCTCTCCCGACTCGATTCTTCACAAGCATCAAATCCACCAGCCCTGTCCGATGCCCACGCTCTTTCTCGTGATGCAAAAGAATTACCGCGTCAGCGTGCATACCGAGGGCTTTAGATTCGCGAAGTGACCTCATGGACGGCCGATTACCTTGCTCGTTATCGTTGAGCTGGGACGCCGTAAGGACCACACAGTCAAGCTCGCCGGCCAAAATCTTGAGCCTTTTGGCCGTCTCCCCCACCTGCTGCTCACGCGAAGCATCCCGCGAACCGCCAGGCTCCGACTGAATGATCTGGATATAATCAACCACCACCAAATCCAAGCCCTGCGACCGCTTCAACGCCAAACACTGTTGCCGAATAAACTGCATCGACACATCCGACTGGTCATAGATCGTGATGTGCTTATCTCGCAGTGACTGCGTGATTGCTTCGACTTGTTCCCGCTGATGTTCGGGGATGTCGTGTTGCGCAATCTTCGAGTACGGAAATCGGCCGGTACTGGATATGAGGCGGGCGGTGACTTCGGATGCGCTCATTTCGATACTGAAGATGGCAACCTTGTAGCCGTCCATTGCAGCCCCAGCCGCTACGTTGAGCATGGCGAGTGATTTGCCGCCGCCCGATTCTGCACCGAACACGTAGAGGCGCTTTTTTGCTACGCCGCCGTTGATGAGTTCGTTGAGGTCCGGCCATGGCGATGGAATTACGGTTTCCGCGGCAAGCTCAGGGCTGTCTACCGCCGTCCAGAAACTGTCCACACCGGATTCGATCGAGGTCGCATCATCCGACTTCTCAGCATCATCCAACTCAGACAACCCCGTGTGCGCGACACCCAACGGGGACTCGTAATCCTCAGACTCACAGATCGTGTCCGCCACCCGCTTCAACACATCCACGAGACGCCTGTTCTTTGCCGCCTCAGAGACGAGCTGCGCAGCCCGAACCACCTCCACCAACCTGACAGGCTGGCCGTACGATTGCTCCAGCACACGCCACTGTGGCGGCTCACCCTCACGGTCCTTATGTGTTTTCTCGAACCGGGATTTCAATGCTTCGAGTGTCATGATGCGGGAGTCTTCTGCGAGTGCGCGTGCTTCCCGCCAGATGTCCCCGTACATGCTGTTGTAGAAGTCGTCGGGGTTGAGGTTGGCGAGAACATCTCTCACGTCAGATCTCAAGCTAAAATTCGTTAGTGCGGCGATCAGAATTTTTTCGTCTGTCGGGCGGTGTGTTGATTCGTAGGCGGTTTCTATCGCACCCATAGGTCACTCATTTCATGTTGTTGTCTCCGCTCATGCCAACGGCGCGGAATCGGCCAGCAGTGATAACCCAACCCAGCACTGGGACACGCCACACGTACCTGAATGCGTTGTCGCGGGGGTTGTAGCCGTAGCGGACACTGAATGGCAGCCATCCGTCGAAGCGGACATCTACCTGCCATCCGAGCGCTTGTATGCCGGCGAGGTTTACGTGTTTGAAGGCTTTGATTGGTGTGCTCATGCCTTCTCCCCCTCAGCGGCAACAAGTTCGGCTGCTTCCATCGCTGATGCGTCATCGTTCGCCGGGAAGAAGCAGTAGCCTTCATCCTCGCCCTCGTGCGGGTGCTGCCACCAGACACCAGGCATTCCGCAGTTCGGAGCGAACGCGTGACGCTCGTACTCGGGGTGTGGTCGGCTGTCGATGTACGCGAGATGGTCCTGACAGGTGGCGCTGACGCTGCCCGAATCGAGCCACAGCAGATGCCACACAGCAAGTTTGTCGCAGTCTGGTTGATCGACTCCGAACCCGCACGTGGCCTCACCCCATCGAGGTTTCGTGCCCAATTTCAGCGGATCGTTGTCATCGGCCATGGTCGTGACTCCCTGGTCCAAGGTTCGGCTCCTGAGTGTGGGGTCCGATGTTGCCGAACTGTGGGTCTACTCCGGTACCGCAGACACACGAGTGACACCGGTTGCCGGTGAAGACGCATTGGGGTGAGTGCCCGCGCGGTGTGGGCACGATGCTGTAGCCGGCGTCCGTCAGCTTCGACACCACATGCGCAGCGTGGATGCGGCGTAGATGCGATTCAGTGTCTTCGTCGGTCGGATCAACCTTCACTTCCCAGCCGCAAACGCACGCAACCCACCTAACGGGCGCATCTTCCCTGATCAGCCAGGCAGCCTTGCGAAGTGCGTGTTCCGCGATGATGTGTGTGGGGTTTCCTGCGCTCACAACACCACCCCCGACAAACCCGGTTCGACACCACGGCAGGGGTACGAGCACGGTTCACCGTGGGGCTCAGCGCTGTACCCGTACGGCTCGATCTCGCAAGTGTTCTTCCCGCGGAAGTTGCCGGGGTGGAACCATGCTTGCCCGTTCGCGTGCGGTGCAATATCCATGCCGCAGTGCTTGCACTTCAACCCAACTTCGATGCTCACAACACCACCCCCGAAGCCTCGGGGTTGACGAACTCCCACTCGATGTAGTCCTGGCAGAAGATCGTTGTGATCGGCCCCGACATGCCTGGCGTGTAGTCGCAGTCATCCAGGTTGTCGAAGCCAGGGCTGGTGCCGTCGTTGTCGAACCAGTCCTGCATCCAGCACCGATCATGCGAAACGAACGGGTGTCGGTGGTCGTTGCGGTCCCAGCTCTCACACGTGCAGTCCGGGTACTGGTGGCATTCGGCGTCACGTGTCGCGTTGCAGGTGAATCGGATCTTGCCCTCGGCGTTGATGACTACGTGGTGCACTTCGGTGCTCATGGTGTCTCCTGTGGGTTGAGGGCAGCGAGCACGGCGTCTGCTGCGATGTTCATTCCTTCAGCCTGTTGCGCGGAACTCAACGGCGTATCCCTCCAACGAGCGGACGCATACCGATCCGCGACATCCCGCACCCTGGCGATGGTGTTGTCGCGTTCCCGCAACACAGCCAACAACGCCGGAATGTCCGAACGCGCCGCAGATATGAACGCCGCGTCAACTGCCGCACTGCTCTGCGCCACGATCGGCACGAAATCGAACCCCGGCCCAGGCTCATGTTTCATGGATGCGACATCGCTTACGTGCCCGTACTGCGTCTCACGCTGTACGGCAATCCACGGTCCTTCGGTCGCTGCGTCGGCTCGGGCTGCGATCGCCGCCAACTCCACGGGGGTCATACGAGAACCCACTTTCCGTCGGCGTCGAGACGTTGAATGCACTCGGGATACGCCCCGCCATCGACCTGCGACGTATACAGGCGATTGAACAGCCACCGCATGTGGTCGGCAGTAACGCTTTCGGCCTGGATGGACTCGGAATAGAACCGGAGATCGGGAACGTCCCGGTTCGCGGGGTATGGCATTTTCAGCACGAAGCGGTAGGTGTTCATGCTTGGCCTCCCGCAGCGCGAGCAGCCCTGGCAGCAGCGAGAAGAGCCAGCCCGAGATGCTCCATCGACTCCACTGATGTGATGTCGCTCAGTGAACGGTGGGACACACGATCACGGGGAACTCCGACCGTCACGTCGTAGATACCGTCGAGTGCTGATGCACCGTGGATGCGTGTCTCGCCGTCATCCTCGGGCAACTCCACGATGGCGATGTCGGGGAGGGCAGCAACCACAGACGCCACATGCGCCGGCTCCCACTCCACACCTACGCACTCAGGGCTGGAACACGCGATACTGTCCGCGCCCCCATAGCGGGGCTGATGCTCTGCGAGTGCGGCCGCGATACGAGCCACCACCACGCTTGAATCAATCATATTTACTCCTCCAAAGATTAACGACGCTGGGGACAGGACACGACATGCGCATTGCCGCCCCCAGGGAGACACGTAGCGCTGACTTTTACACCATCCAGGTCAACTCATACCCGCAGACAATTAGCGGGGCTTAGAATGCGATACAGCCGCCGAAACCAAACGCGCACGATTCTCGCGTGCCCACCCCGGCCACTCCACCTTCAAACGCTCAAACCGTTCACGCGGAGACACATCACCAAAATCAGGATCAAACCTCACACCCGTCAACCGCTCCAAAGCCTCACGATCACCCGAAGCAATGATCCGATCCACTTGAGACTCCGCAGACGGCACCGACACCACCGAAGGCTTAGCGTGAGTCAGGAAACTGTTGAACGTCCCGTGCCAATTCTTCTTCTTCACATCACCCACAAACGCCCACTTACGCATAGCCTCCGCAGTCGCCTCCAAATCGACACCCAAGGCATCAGCTTTCGCGCGGTGAGTCTTCGTAGGCATCCAGTCCTTCGGCAGCAGATGAGCGCCCTTCTTCGGAGCATCTTCAACAGGCGTCTCTCCTTCGGATCGACATATGTTTAAAAGACTTTCTTTAGAAGATAGAACAGTGAGCAAATTTTGCTCGCGTTCGACAGTTTTCGGTGACAAAACTTGCTCATTCGTAGAGCGTCCATTTCCTGCCACCAAAACCCTGTAAGACTTGGTCTGATCCGACCACCCATGCTCAGAATGAACGCGGGATTCGATCATCCCTGCAGCCTCAAGATTCGTGAGTGCGGAAGTCAACGTTCGGCGGGTAACCTTCATCTCCGTCGCCCACTCGCCAGTCCCCTTCCGCCACCACAAGCCGTCCGCATCTTCGATTACGGTTTTGTTTTCGGTGGAGCATCGGAATTGGATGGTTGCGATTATGTATGCGTCACGCAAACCGATCTTCTGGATGAGCGTTGGGGTGACGGGGATGAAGTAGTCGAGCGACACATCCCGCGGGGTGAGCGGGCTCACGGGATGCTCCGTTCAACCACCGCGCGAAGTTGAGCCTCCAAGCCAGGAGACGAAGACAGCACGTCGGCAATCATCGAGCCGCCCGACGCGTACCGTTCTTCCATGACGCAAGCCAGCCGATCGTAGAAGCCCGACGTTTTAGCTTCTATGGCGCGAACGTCTACGACCTCGAATCCGGCCGCTTCCAACTGTTCGATTACATGATCGCCGTGCCGGGTGTTCCCTTTCACCCAATTGCATCCACAACCACCGTCTCTGCTTTCGCGGTGGTGGCTTACAATGTTTCCCGGCGTACGCTCATATTCATTCCGGCTAGCAACTACCACAACTTCACCCTTCCTCAACCCTCAACTTTTTAAGCCGCTCCTCCAACACCAGCGACATCCCCCACAACTCCGCCAACACCACCGGATCAGCATCCAAATTCGCGCCAACCCAAGCCGTAATCGCATCCATCTCATCCAGCAAACCCTGTACCTGACTACTCAATCCGGCAACTGGTAGCCCCCAAACATGTCGAGCATCTTCCACGTCCCACGCGCCCTCACAGGCACTAGCGCAGGATCGCCGTGTTGCGGGACCAGCCAGCCGTCATCGAGTGCCTGTGTGCGATGTGATTCGATGTGTGCGTGGCAGGGGTGGCAGAGGTCTACGAGGCTGTAGACGGCGTTGGTGGATTCGCGCCGTGTCGAGCCCATGCCTCTGGCTCGACGATGGTGTAGCTGTTGGCCTTCATGCCAGCCGCAGCGTTCACAAATACCGCCGCTTCTGGCCCGGACAAGCTCCACTGTTGCCTTGTCCGGGCCTGTCTTACGCGCCACGAGCCGCGAACGCGACAATGAGCACACACACGCCGACCCACATGGCCGCGAACCCGCACTTGCCGATCAGCTCCAGTGTGTCGTCAGCCCATGACCACAGTGATGCAAGGGCAGCAGTCGCGCCGGCAAGAAACACCAACAACCCGATCCACTCCCACACACCAAACACCACAGTCACTTCGCATCCAATTCAAAACCCGTACGGATAGTCCCAGGCGGCACATGAATCTCATTGACCTCGCCACGATCCGACAGGCACGATGCAAACCACGGGGCCGACAACTCGCAACCCGCAAAACGCACCAAATACGGCTCCGACGCATCCTCAAACACCTTCACCCCGGCAGCCTCAACCGCAACCAACTCACGCGACCCGCCAGAAGCCTCATAGAACGTGTAAGTCGGCTTCCCGTCAATGGTGCCTATGCCGAGGAAGAACGAGCCTCCTGCGACCGTTGAGTCCTGCAACGCGAGAATCTGGCTGGACTCGTAGAAGTCGGTGTGATCCATCAGCAGGTTTGCTATGCCCGCGGTGCCCATTATTGCGGACAACCACACGGCACCTCCAAACGCGAGCGTGCACACGGTTCCGATAGCCCAATCGAAGAAGTCGTACGAATCCACGTAAACCATTCGGAGTGCCGCTACAACGCCAACCCCAACAACAACCGTCACAATCCACTCAAGCAAACTCATAAACTCAAACACCCCAATCACGCATCCAACCAATAATGGACGCTCGCCGCGAACTGCCGGTCATCCAACACATTCCGCCGATGATCCGCCGCCACACCACGCAATGCCTCCAACGGAATACGCGACTGCGCCGCCATATTCTCAGCGATCCGCACACGGTCACGCACACCGTCCACATAATCGAGCAACACATGCGCCTTATGCGGAGACAAACCAAACTCGGACAGTAGGCGGAGGTTCGTCAACTGCTCCTCAGTGACCGTCACGACAACACCTCCGTAAACGGAGCAAAAGCGTCGCTGATTTGACTAGTCCCACGATGGCCAGGCTCCTCGGCTTGAAAGATCCCGTTATGGCGCACCACATACCTGTCGCCAGTGTTGTCTACGTAAGTGACACCTACAGGGATATCGGCTGACGTTGCCCACTGGCGCGGCTCGGGCAAAACTTCCGTCAATGGAAGCTCGCTGTCCGCCCATCCTTTACCCGTGTCATGCGGCAGGAACCCGTACCCGTCCTTCGGGTAGCCGAACCCACCATCATCAGGGAAATGCGGAAACACTTTGCCGCTAGGCGTCTTGACCGCGTTCACGTCATCCGGGATCACATCGCCCCGATGGAATACGCGCGGCTCCGCATCCACCCTCGCGAAACGTGCTCGCTCTTCACCCGCAACATGAGCACGAGCCGCTGCTGCCATACGCAACCACTGCCCAGGCACCGACGAATACTTCGCATAATGCACCTCACCATCATCGTGATACGCGGTACGCAACGCAGACGCCAAAGCCGCATCTGTGCCGAACTCCGCGGCATACGACACCTTCATGTCGTCGGCACGCTTCAGCAGTGTTTCCGCCGCCGCATCATCAGCATGATCATCAAAAGCGCGCACCCACTCCGCAACTTCTTCAATCATTTCCGGTGTAATTGTCATCGCTGCCCCTGCCCCGAGATATTGATTTCCGCGCGCAAGTTCGTTGCACGAGTGCGCAAACTGTCCAACTCCTGCGAATACGACTTCACACGCTCCTGCAAATACTTGAACGCCACATCCGCAACCCGAAACGCATCACGCTCAGACGAAGTCGCCACAGTCACATGCGCCTTCCGCGCTAACTCATTACGCAGGCCCAGCCCTGCCGCTTCCACAGCCGCACGAGCCTCCGCCAACGACAAAGCCTCCTGCGCCGCCTGCTGCCGCTCACGCTCCTGCCGCAACACCGTAGGAGCCTCCTGAAACTTCTGCTCCAACTCCATCAACCGCGCATTCACATACGCCGGCGTTGACGGGTCCAATTGCTCCGAAAGTGGAGTCACCTCTTGGCCAGTCATACCCACCACTTCCCCGTAAAGAACTTGATCGCACACAACGCGATACCAGCTCCAATGACGAAGCCAAGCAGCATCGCGAGCGGGAGGAATACAACTAGGATCACCGCGTCACTCACCGCCACCACTCCTCAACGCATCCACCGTCCGCTGCAACAACGCAACATCAGTGCACTCCGAGATTTTTCCTGCCCCACCCAACTCGACAAACTTGGCCAACGCCGCATCCTTCGTCGTCTCGCCAGCCACAGCCATACGAACAATCCGCGACTGTAACAACTCGTGAGCAGGAGCCTCACGCTCCACATACTCCGAATCCGGGTCAGGCTCATCAGTCGGCAAATTGAACACCTGCAAAAGCGCAGTACGGTAAGCAACCGACATCATCTTGGCCGTTGCCTTGTCCGCAAAATCAGTGGCCTCAGCAACCACAGTCGCCGAAATACTGTCACCGCTTGGACCTGTAAACACATACTCGACCGTGCCGATTACCCACGCCTGCCGCTTACCATTACCCGATGTAATCTCTCGGTGCTCGGAAGCCTTCACGTTCGGCCGAACAATCAGACCGTGCTCGCGGATAGCAGGGGCGAGAGCGTTTACCACCGCATCGACGCCGCGGAATGAAAAGTTCTGCGATGTATTGCGGCCATCCTTACCGACATGCTTGACCGACCGCATAACCTCCGTGATCACCTGCTGCACAGACAACACCACAGGCGGATCAGTAGGAATAAATGGTTCACTCATTTCGACACCAACTCCAGCTCTGCCGGCGACACCGCAGCATCAGCCAACTCCACAGCCACACCCCACGGCTTGAAATCATCCTGCTCATCCTGAAACTTCACAGCCCACGAGACGACCGCAGCCGGCAAACCCAACCCCAACTGCTTCTCCAAGTCCGCGAACCCAACCAGCGACACATCCAGTTTGTGCGGTTCGACTCCGAGTTCTATGAGAACTATTCCTAGGGGGCATGATCCGACTAGTTCACCGTTGTCGTCGCGCACTACGTATTGGTGTTCTAGTTCGATGTCTTGCCCGGTTTCTTCGTCGTATTCGGTGGGGAGTGAATAGACTTTCTCGGGTTGTTTCGCGGCGATGTTGCGGATTGTTGCTACAAACGCTTTCGGATCAATCATGAGAGTCCTTCTCTTTCCAGATGGCGCAAAAGCTTGTCCAGCTGGTCACGCAAATCAACTGCTGCGTGCCAGGACATGTAGAGGCCGTCACCGTTGTCATCGACGTGGTAGACCTGGACATCAGGCTTGAACTGTCCCGCGTCACACTCAACAGACGTGTAATCGCCTTCGTTGGTGTCACCCCAGTTGTATCGCTTCTTCATTACGCATCTCCTATGTAGTTAACTGTCTTTTCGGGGTGCTTCCTGCGAGGTGTCCCACGACCACAACCTGCGCGCAGCCGGGCCAAACACATGCGGAGCCAACACAGCCAACTGCCGGCCCACTTCTTGCGCCAACAACCGAATCTCCGCATCCGCCGCAACATCATCACGCTTCTGCAAAAACTCGATCCACGACCGATAATTACCTGTCACCACAATGCGGGTCTCCGTATTCGACGGAAGAAACGACCGCGCCGCCTCCCGCGCCTTCTTCCCGCGCACACCAGCAGACTTCGCACGAGACACATACGAGCCATACGAATCCAAAGCGACATCGCGTGCCCGCTGCAGCCACAACCAATCCCCATTGCCGAACGCAGGTGGCCGCACAATCGACAAGTTCGCGGCATCCACGTAACGCTGGGAGACCTCAGAGTTGTGGACAACCATGCCATTGGCGACGAAGTTCTTATTCTCGTCCGCCATCTCGATGTCATAAGTCTGCTCTTCGCCTACGTACTTGATACTTACTATCTTGCTCTTGTAAGTTCGCATCGAAGGAGTCCCGACGGTTTTCGCATGGTGGCACGGCACACATAACGGCTGAATATTGGACGCTTCATTGTTCATCGGGTTGCCGTCAATATGATCCAACTCAATGAAAGCATCAACATCTCCGCACAAACGGCATGGCTCCACCCTTAGATGCGCAAACTTTTTATTGCTGACTGCATGTCCGTTTTTCCAGTTGCTGAAGTTCCTTGGCCTAGCACGCTGTGCAGCCGCACTCATGTTCGCTCGGGCTACGTCAGAGAAGGGGCCGATCTTATACTCGCCAGCAAGGCCTTTGTTCCAAGGTTCCCAGCCGCTATGGTTTCCGCCACTTGGAGCCGAGATCCCTAGAATGCTCCGACGCTTCCGGATCAGCTCTTTACTGCATCCCGCCGCGGCCGCAATCTGTGGAGTTGTCAATCCGGCTGCCGCCCGCTCCCTGATCCAATCATCGTCCAGTTCAACACGAATCCCGTTGACCAGAATTTCATCTCCGACAGATAGGTCGCCTAGCCGCGCGAAGGAATCAGATCCAGCGTCAACCATGTATCGGTGGTCAAGAGTCGACTTCACTGAGTACCCGTTTGCAGTAGTGACCTCGTAGATGGGCTTGACTCCCGAGGCTGTCACTTCCTTTACGTGACCGTGTACGACGTGCCCCTGTTTGTTGACCGACCTGATTGTCATGGTTTTGACGTAGGTTCTACGCCGGTCCTGCCACATTTCCCACAGTTGTTCCAGCGTGCGGGTCTGCGAGGGTTGCGTCTTTTCGGTGCGTACCTCGCCAGGCTTGTACTTGTTCGGCCTGTCTAGATAGACCTTCGTGTCGCCCGCCATGCAGTAGGACATATGCCGATGACGGATCAGCTCGTGGGTGAGGTTCCGTGAAACCCCAGTGATATAAAACGAAGCCGACGCGTGCTCGACAACGCTCAGATGCCTACTGCTTAGCAGATTTGCGATATACGCCTGATTGGTAGCCGTTGCCGGATTAGGCTTACGGAAAGCCAGGTAGCAGCTCCGGCCGGAAACCTCTATCACATGCTGCGCATCATCAGGGGCCAATGTTTCGTCTGGAGTGAACCCGTCGACACCATGAAACTGTGTAGACGCAATCAACTGCACTCTCAAGGCTTCTCCTCGGAAGTGGTCAGAGGCTCGCCGTTCGCGATGCACGTAGCCGCCTCCGCAAAACGGGCGATGAAAGTCGCGCGGGCCATTGACGCATCCTCTTCTGCGACCCGCACTACCGTTCCTTCAGGGCCAATGGCTTTAACTGCGTGCGCAGCAACCGCGTTAGCTAGGTCGGTCGTATTCTGCATTTCGTTATTCTTCATTTGATTGCCTCACTGATATCTACAACGTCATGCTCGAAGGTCGCCCACTCAGTGCCAGTCCAGTGATGAACACGCAACCCCTTCACAACCTGGCCGTGCGTCTGCAAAATGTTGGCGTAGAAAGAAAGCTGTAACCAATACGCACCCAGTGTCGTGTTAGGAACTACGCCCTTAAACGGTGCACCGATTGTTTCCTTTTTCGTCAGGTCCGTATTCGTCTTGAAATCTTCCACGAAAATTCCGTTGTCCTCGATTACGAGGCGGTCGATTTGCCCACAGTGCTTTAGCGTGGGGTCGGCCACAAACACTTCATACTCAGCGCGCTCCGCTGCATGTTCGGCGAAGAATGCTTGGACGATCGGCCGGAGAATCAGATTCTTGGTGAGCGCCGACTCATCGGTACCCTTCACTGCCTCCGACGTGGACAAGTACTTGCCGTACAACTCCAACGCTGCATGCACGGATGATCCGACGAGCGAGGATGCCTCAGCATTTTTGGACCACATGTCCAATATCTGCCCGACCTCGACGCCCGACTTCGCGGCCATCTTCCCCGCAATCAACTCCGCAGGAAACGACCCCTTGAACTGGCCGGCAAACGCAGACCCTGACAACCATTTGCCGGGGCTGTACACGTGCTGTATTGGATCGAAGTTGACTACCGTCCCGCTAGCCCAGCAAACAAGTGGCACGCCGGGAGAAGCCTGCGCAGTCGGTTCATCGCGCAACTGCAACGGCTTATCCGCGACCGAATCCCACACCCGCTTCATCGTCTCCAACGCCGTCGACATCGCGGCATCAACCGTGTCGCCCTCAACCTCGAATGACGGTTGCAGATTCGCGTATTGAGCGACGGGGATGGTTGCGGAGAGTGTGACTTTGGCTGTCACAGGTCACCTACGGGCACAGTCAACGGAAAATCGCTCATATCCCACGCACCATTACCATCGGGTCCAGTTTCGTTGGTCCCCCACGCTGCACCGTCGCCGAAACCATGCTCGTTGTAGCGGGTGAGGATTTCTCCTGTGGCGGTTTGGATGACTGCGACTGTGGCGGGAATGTAGTCGCCTGCCGAGTATGTGGTGGTCATCAAACACCCGCCTCAACGGCAACGCTGTGCGCCATCTTCTGCTCTAGTTCGTCTGCGGCGACACCCAGAAACTTGTTGATCGCCGCATTGATATTTTCGTAGAACTGGGACGGCTTAGTCTCTTGCAGATAAGCCGATACCGCCCGAATCATCTCGGGTGTCACATCCTGATAGTTAGCAGTCACAACGAAGCCTTTCACATACACCACACCCGCAAAACGAATGCAGAAATCAGTTTGAAACCAACTGGACAAACGACAACACGCCGCACAACACTGCGACAAACACACCCCAACACAACAACAAATCCCAGATATCAGGTTCGCCCGGACCTTGCACACCCATCAGGCAGCAACCCCCTCATACACATTCAAAGGGACACCCGAATGCGTAAACTTCGCCCGCACCTTCCCCGCTACCCGCACACGGCCAGCCGCAACAGCCTGCGACATCAACGACGCAGCCAACGACGGCTCAAATAAGCACGGCAATGCATCAGCAACAAACTGATCCCCCGAATCAATCAGACGATCCAACACGGCCTGCGCTTTAGCTTCATACTGCGACGGTCGATAGATGCCAGCTCGTTTAGCGCGGGCCACCAAATGACGCTGCGACACACCCAACCGTTCAGCCATCACTTCATGCGACATTCCCTGCCCGCGGAAAAACTCGTATTCAAGAACGAAACATGCAGAATTGAACACGTTGTGTTTCAGCGCCGCGGCATCCAAGTCTTCGGCGCTGTGATAGAAGACCTTCCCAACTTTGATGCGTTCGAGGTCGCCGGCATCGACCCATCGCTTGAGTTCGCGCCGCGAAACCCCCGCGTATTCGGCGGCTTCGTCGTAAGTGAGGTATTCGCTCATCGGATGTTGACACCCATCTTGCGGGACACCATCTCCGACAACCAGCCCGGACCATGCAGGATCGCGTCCAAGTCGTTGGGGTTGCCGCACAAGATGTCATCAGGCACTACTTCTTCCCAGCCGTTGGCGTGCAACAGTTTGTCTGCCGCAATCTCCAACCGTGTACGCGCCATCAGACGGCCACGTTCAAGACGCGCTCAAGCTCGTTGACACCCTCAGGTGTTATGCGAACTACAGCGTCACGTGACGGATTGGCAGGCTCAGTCTCTACCAGGTAGTCGCCAGCAATCCCCCGTGGCGTACCGAATGCGTCGGTCCAGCAGATGCCGGTGTTCAGGAACTTTTTGAGCTTGTTCTGCCCGGTGTCGATGCCTTGGCGGCTGAGGATTGCGGCGGCTTCTGCGAGCGAGTAGGTGGCGGGTTCTTCGGCGGTGTTGGAGAAGTCGGGGGCAGGCTCGGCGATCGTGTACGGAACCGGCTGGTCCTCCTGCGCGAGCATGTCCTTTTCCCAGTCCGCGAGCGGCCCATCCTCGTCTTCAAGATGCAAATCCACACTTACGACCCGGCCTGCAGCAACGTCCTCCAGTCCCCGTTTGATCGACTGCTCGGACAGCCACGACAGCGCGTTTTCAGTGTTGTGAGCGTCCTTCGCCAACTGCTCGAAAGCATCCTCATAATCACGCAACTGGCCTTCAAGCTCATCAACTTTGTTGACCAGCGTCACCATTGCTTTGACGGTGGAAATGTAATGCTCGGTGGGCACTGTACTATCAGACATGTTCGGTTCCTTCTCATTCATGGGAATGTGGGCGGGGCATCGGACAGGCTCGGCAGATGTTTGCAGCATCTGCCGAGCTTTCAGAAAAACTTGATTGCCAGGGTCAGCAGTATTTCGACTGCGACGATTACGGCGACTGTGGTCATGGGGTTGATGCGGCGTTTGGGTCGGCCGGCGTCGACTCTGCGGTTGAATTGGCGTGTGAGCTGCATGAACTCGTGATCTACCTGCGCTGCATTCACAACATCGCCTCCTTGTTGAGGGTATGAAGATGGGGTTGATTGCGTGTCTTGGCTGAATTTGATTCCACCGCCACCCGCACGGACCAAGACCACCAAAAATGTGTCGACGCCCTTACCTCACCGAAGTGGTGTAGGGCATAAGCCCCGTATCTCGCGTCGAACCGTGCACCCTGCCAACCGCAAAACGCTGCACCCTCCACACTCCCTCGGGACAAGTCACCTGGAGTTACAGAAAGACGCGACACGTTCGCACTGTCGGCACCGCACGCACTGTGGAATTCTCAATTTGCATTGGCACACGGCACACTTTCTGCCGTCGCCGAATAGACCGAATAATTCGGCCTAGACAAAAACTGTGTATTGCTACATACTCAGAGTGAGTGCAGCGCGTCCCGCACAGGAATCGAACCTGCATGCGTCCAACCGGGACTCCGAACAACTACATACCGCGAACCCACCGAGACAACGCCTCAGCCTCGATCAGCCAACGACCCTTCGGCTTCCTCCTCTGAATCCCCGGCAACTCGCCAGTCAGCAAAGCCTCATAGATGAAATGCCGCGAACACCTGGCCTCCACCGCAGCCTCAGCCGGCGTCAACAACCCGCTCACGACGCCACCCTGAACCAGCGCGAAAAATCTTTGCGAGTAGCCGCAACCACACCCGCCATAAACGTTGACGACGGGCATCGCTTCCCGCCCTCAATCAACCGCAACGTTTCCCGGCTAACCCCCAGCCGTCCCGCCAACTCTTCGTCATTGCGGGCCTTGATGATCTTGCGCACCTCGTTGAGTGCGCCTGCCCGCATCTGAACGACTGGCATGATGTGTCCTCCTGAATCAAATTTCACTGGTGTAATGCGTCCTGCCGATGTGTTGAAGACTGCCACAAGAATGTGGACGATCGCAACAGAATTGCCGAAAAAGTCTGGCGGTTTGTTCAAAGAGCCAGCTCACAGCTGTTGAGATTGCCAACAAAACAAGGCATACTTCAACACATGAACGACAAGGCCCTCACCATGAACTGGCTGAATCACGTCATCGGCAACGACTCCAACAGGGCGGTGGCCGACAAGGCGGGCATCGAACAGTCCAGCCTCCTCAACCGCCGCAAGCGGGAGAGCATCACCGCTGAAGATGTCATCGCCATTGCGCGTGCATACGGTGTCCCCGTCATCCGGGCGCTTGTCGATACAGGATTTCTGTACCCGAAGGAAGCTCTCGTCTCGAACATGCGTTCGAATCTAGCTGATGCCTCCGACGCAAACTTAGCGAACGAAATCCTCCGAAGGTTGCAAAACGGACAAGCCAGTTCGACGCTGACGGACTCGCCCGAAAACTTGTGATCGATTGCGGCGTAGCGGATTTGCTCCATCCCGGCTACGCCACGCCGCGCCACCAGCATCGGGACGTTTAGGCGTACTAAACAGACCGCGCGGTTACAGACCTCGCCAACCTGTAACCGCGCCCCTAGAACAAACCTCAAGTCTTCATTCACGCGAACGACAGGCACCCCCACATGGCAACAATCGAGCCCTACCAAACAGCGGCCGGCACCCGATACGCAGTCCGCTACCGAAAACCAGACGGCAAAACCACCAAGAAACGCGGCTTCACCACCAAAAAAGCGGCCACCGCCTACGGCAACACCATCGAAGTCAACAAGCTGACAGGCGACTACATCGACCCGTCGACCGGGCGCGTCACCATCGGGGCGCTCGCGGAACGTTGGCTGAGCAACCGCAGTGGGCTCACACCGTCCACCGTCGTCAACACCGAATCCGCCTACAACGCCCACGTTTCCGAACACTGGGCACACAGGGCAGCCGGCGAGATCAAACCGTCCGACGTACGCGCATGGGTATCCAGCCTCGAAAAAGCAGGCATCGGCACCGCCACCATCGAAAAAGCATTAGGCGTACTCCGCCAAATCCTGGAAGCCGCCGACGAAGACAACATCATCGCCAACAACCCATGCGACCGCATCAAAGCGCCCAGGAGACGCCACAACCAACGCGGGTACCTGACACACCAACAAGTGCATGAACTGTCCGCAGAAGTCGCCACACACCCCCAAGTGATCCTCTTCCTCGCCTACACCGGATTGCGCTGGGGCGAAATGGCTGCCCTCAAAGTTCGCTCATTCGACATGCTGCGCCGCCGCATCCACATCACAGAAGCGCTCTCCGAAGTCCACGGAGCCATCGTCTGGGGCAACGTCAAAAACCATGAACGCCGCACAGTCCCCTACCCCGCATTCCTGGCCGACCAGCTCGCGCCACTTATGGCAGGGAAGAGTCGAGACGACATCGTGTTCACCGGGGAACTTGGGGAGATACTTCGTGTCTCTAACTACCGACCCCGCATCTACAACCTCGCCGTCGCCCGATGCAAAGGGCGCTCCATCCGCCAACGACAGATCGAAGGGAAACGTGGCGCTGCGGTCACGCCCGAGTTTCCGACCGTCACAGTCCACGACCTCCGCCACACCGCAGCGTCCCTCGCCATCAGTGCAGGAGCCAACGTCAAAGCCGTCCAAACGATGCTCGGCCACAAGTCCGCAGCCATGACCCTCGACACCTACGCCGACCTCTTCCCAGACGATTTGGAAGCTGTCGCAGCAGCCCTCGACCAAGCCGCCCGAGATTCTGTGCCCAAAATGTGTCCAAACAAAAAAAGTGCCCCACCCCGCCGAAGCGGAAATGGGGCCTGA